ATAGTGTTAGTAGACTAGGCAAAGACGCTGTTCCTGATGAGTATAGAAAAATTTTAAACAGATCTATTGAAATGTTTAAAGATACGCATACCGCTCAAGTAATTACTATTGCTCAAGGATTTCTGGCCCTACACCCAAAACAATAATATGCTAAAGTATAGAAATTCCTGCCGGTCTTGTGGACATTTCAAGCTTGAGCAAATCTTAAACTTAGGGCAGCAAACTATTCAAGGATCTTTCGTATATCCAAACAGACCTACTCCTCCAACTAGGGCGATTGATTCAACAATAGTTATTTGTGACATCAAAACTGGAGGATGCGGATTAGTTCAAAACTTGGTATCTATTTCTCCAGAGATTTTATATTCTAATTATGGATACAGAAGCTCTGTGTCTCAAACAATGAGGGACCACTTATCTAAAATAATTAATGATGTATTAGATTTCTTTAGCCACAAAGATGTTAGTTTAAATAGCGTCCTAGATATCGGCGCAAACGATTTGTTTACTTTAAAACAATATCCAAAGCATATTAAAAGAGTAGGCATTGATCCCAGTAACATTATCAACGAAGTTGAAAAAGATGGAATTTTTACAATTAATGATTGTTTTCCAACTCCAAGTCTTACTAATGAAAAATTTGATATCATATCTTCAATAGCTTGTTTTTATGATATAGAAGATCCAACAAGTTTCTGCCATAAAATTAAACATCACTTAAATAATGATGGAATTTGGATTGTAGAATTCGCTTACTTACCTTTTGTTTTTAATAATCTTTCGTATGACGGAATGGTTCATGAACATTTATGTCTATACTCAATAGCTACCTTTGAGAACATCATCCAAAGATGTGGCCTAAAGATTTTGAAAGCTGAAGAGAATGACACGAATGGAGGATCATTGCAGTTGTGGGTTGTGAAGTCGGAAAACAATTTGTTTAGCAGTGAAGCATTTAAAGACTCTCTAATAAACTTAAAAATTAAAGAATTTCAAATGGCTTTAGAGGATTCGTCTACCTATTCTTCTTTTAGACAAAGGATTCTAGATCATAAGACTGATTTAACAAATCTTATTAAAGATCTAAAAACTCAAAATAAGAAAGTTCACATCTACGGGATGTCAACAAAATTAAACACGATTTTAAATTACTGCGGCATTGGCCCTGATCTTATTGAATGTGCCGCCGAAAGAACTCCAGAAAAATATGGAGCGAAAACCATAAGCGGAATTCCTATGGTTTCAGAAGAGGAAAGCAGGAAAACAGTTGATGTTTATCTTGTTGGGCCATATCATTTTAAAGAAGAGATTCTTAAAAGAGAAGCAGATACAATTAAAAGAGGGGTTAAATTTTTATTCCCACTGCCAGAAATTACTATAATTTAATATGATAAAAGCAATTGGGTTTAACCAAGGTCAGATAGGCGATCTTGTAATCAATTTAATTGTTTGCAGGGCTTTTAAAGAGAAGTTCCCAGATTCTCATTTAACATTTGGAATAAATAAAAAATACGAATCAATACTTCCAATTTTTAAACACAATGAATTAATTGATGATTTTAAAATTTGGGAGAACTACGACAATTGGCCGAGTGAAAATGATAGAAAGTACTTAGAATCAAAACAATTTGATGTCATTTTTAATCCAATGCCACAACATAAATACCAAGATTGGTATTTAAAGTATCATCATAGCGAAGCAGTGTGTTTGATGCATAATTTAACTCCTCCTAAAAATCTTCAAATTAATTTAAATAAATGGTTTGATTTGGATGAGAAGTATGAAGATTGTGTAGCGATAACATCGTTTTCTAGTGTTGGAGCCATAAGAGATATACCTATGGATTTTACAAATAAAATTATAGAATATATTCACTCCTTGGGACTTAAAACTATTCAGCTAGGTTTAAAAAAACATCCAAGATTGAATACAACTTATGAGCCATTGGGAGGAGAAATTTTTGATGATATTAAAATTGCTCTATCTTGCAAATTTTTATTGACAGCAGATACAGGAATGAATTATATTATGTCTGGATATCAGGCAAAAGTCCTTTCATTATACTCTTGTCTATCTTATCCTGTTTACGCCCCACTGATTAACCGAACTCCTAGAAATCCAAATGCAATTGCTTTGGAACATTATAATATAAAAGATATAAATTTTGAGCTAATAAAAGACTCAATTTATAAATTGTTGAAATAATGAATCTTACAATTAAAACTTTTGGTTGGAGAAATCAAACATTAGATCAGATATCAAGGATAGATCAAGGATTGAAAGCTATTGGGTGTTTTTTTGTTGAAGAATCGCCGGATATTGTTTATTCAAATAACGATATGTATGACGATATTCTAAACTACTCTAAAAATCAAAAGAAGAAACCTTTTATTATCCTAAATGTTTTAGATTTACAGATTGGAAATCAAACATACAATTTAAACAAAGTAAAAGAGCAACTATCTCAAGCCGACGCAATTACTTGCATTTCAAGAACTGTACAAGAACAAATTAAAAATGAGTTAAATTTAAACTCAACAGTGATCTACAATCCCACGAAAGATGTAGCTCATGATCCAAAAATTGCGAAAAGTATGCCGTTTCTTTATGTCGGCAGAGCAAATGATCCCAGAAAAAGATTTTCTCTTATTAAAGAATCTTTTAAAAATTATCAAGAACTTCATAAAGGATTAATGATTTGCGGATCTGAAGATCCAAAATTTGGTGTGTATGCTGGGATTTTATCTGATGAAGATTTAAATTTAGCTTATAACACTTTTAAGTTTTTATTACTCCCATCTAGTTTTGAAGGCTTAGGATTGCCAATGATAGAAGCTATGATCGCTGGGTCAATTCCGATTACTTGCAGAGATAATTTGACCGCAGTAGAGTTATGCCCTCAAGAATTTATATGCGACCCAGATCCAAAATCCTTTATGGCTAAACTGATTGAAATCAATAAAGACTATACAAAATTTCAAAAAATTTCATTAGAATACGCAGAAAAATACAAATTGTTAATGAATAAAACCACTGTCGCTCAAAATATAGTCGATATATATAAAAGAAATAAATCATGAAACCTTTGCTACTAACGATGACCCAAGAACGCAAAGAGCATATCTCTTTGATGTTAAAAAATATTTATCCAACTTTTGATGGAGTAATAGCATTGGTTAACTTGCCGTCTAACGATGGAACGATAGAGTTGCTAGAAGCGAATAAAGGTAATGGAAAAGTAATAACTCAAAATTGGACTCCTAATCATGGATTCCTAATGAATCATTTACTTTGCTATGGAGGTATTAAAGATGGGCAATATTGTGTTTATTTAGATTCTCCAGAATCGATGACGGATAAATTTATACAAGAACTACCAGTTCTTTTGCATTCGTTTGAGGAAAAAGGGATCGGGGCACTTTATTGGGACGATAGACCTTATGTGTTTAAATACAATCCACACATGGAATTTGTCGGAGCAGTTCATTGGGGATTAAAAAATGTAGAAGGCCAAATAGTAACTATACCAGATAAAGATAAATATATTATCAACAGGAGAAAAGAAACCCCTAAATTCTTTGGCTCAATAAATGGAACGAAATATTATCTTTGTTATCCTTTAGGCAATGACATCCAATTGGTCTACGCAAAATACGGTCAAGAAGTCGTAAATCATCATGAAACTCTTAGAAGAAAATTTCAAGCGTATTGCAAGAATGATCTTAATTTAGACATATCTACTTTGGACGATATGGTAAAGTACATGATGAAAATTAAAGACAAAGAAGTTACCCCAGATCAATATTTTGTAGAGATGGTCGAACTTGAATTTAGATTAAGCGAATTATTTCAAATAGAAGTTTTAGGTCAAGATTTCATGAAAGAAGTAGTTAACTATCAACCAGACGGAAGCCAATTAAGATATACATTTTCTTTTAAAGACTATCTGGCTGGAGGATCAGGTTTCCTGAAAAATTATCAAGGGACTATCTTAAAATACAATAAACAATTCAACATAAAAAACGATTAATTTATGAAAATTGGTATTATATACTGTGCGTATAATTGTTTTTCTTATGTAAGAGATAGCTTATCTGCATTTATAGAAGCTAAACAAAATGGTCTCATAAGTAAAATTTCATCTGTATCAATACCCTTTGCAGAATATTCTGATTTAAATCAAACTAAAGATGAGACTACAGATTTTTTAATTAGTTTGAGCGAAGAAAAATCAATAGACAAAGTTTTTACTGAGCCTACCCATATTCAAGAACACAAGGCTAGAGATCTCTGTTTGCAATATTTAAAAAACGCAAATTGCGATGCTATTTGGATGGTGGATGGAGACGAATTTTATTCCGCAGAAGACATTAAAAATATAATAAATTTCATCAATAATAATTCAAATTACTATTGGTACAGTATTAATTTTAAAAATTATATCTTCGATGGCAAACAGTGGATTGATGGTTTCTGTCCACCAAGGATATTTAGGGTAAAATCAGATGTGCTTAATGTAGATAAATTTTATTGGGACAATGATCTAGTATATGAAGACATAAACCATAAAGCTTTTAATTATAAATCATTAAATAATTTAACTATCCCAAAAGAAGTCGCTCACATCAAGCATTTAACTTGGCTGCATGAAAATGGAAAATTAAAATATGAATATCAAATCAAGCATTTTGGGCATTGCGGATACTTGTGGGACTATGGAAAAAAACAATTAGAATTTAATGAAGATTTCTATATTAAAAATAATCTAGAAAAACCTGCGATCAATAGGGAAAAGTGATTTGATTTTTATACGCTAATATTGTATCATATAGTAATGTCAAAATATTACGAACATATCGCTGGATGGTTTGATTTTCAAGATATCTATACTGAAGTAGTAAACAAAGCTCAAGAAAATGACATTCTAGTAGAAGTTGGTTGTTTTTTAGGAAAGTCTACCAGTTACATTCTAGACGAAATAGAAAAGTCTAATAAAAAATTACAATTTTATGCCGTAGATACTTGGGACTTGACAAAAGATGACCAATTTCACGTTACAGCAGAAATGCCTTGGGGAGAAAAATACATAGACTTTAGTAAAAGACTTGGAGAGGCAGCGTTTTATAATTACTTCATGGATAATATTAAATATTGTCCCGGTGGTCGCAATTTAACGAAAGCGATACAGTCTTATTCTTGGAGTGCAGCCGATCAATTTAAAGATAATAGTTGCTCTTTTGTTTTTATAGATGCAGGGCATTCTTACGAATCAGTTCTTAAAGATTTAAACGCTTGGTATCCAAAAGTTAAATCTGGAGGAATTTTTGCCGGACACGACTTGATTGGTGAAGGCGTTCAAAAAGCTTTAAAAGAATTTTGTTCAAAAAATAAAATTGAAAAAGTTTACCAAGTAAATGCTTCTTGGCTTTTATATAAAAATATTTAATCAAAAAAAATAATCCACAACAACTTATGAAAGAAAATTTTATCTCATATAAATATATCGCAGAAGGCATTATTAGGCAAACAGATGCGAATCACATATTAGAAATAGGACTTGGCCCCGGATGGACTGCTGATGTATGTCTAAAATATTTAACAGAGAAACAGAAAGGAAAATATACTGCGATAGACATGAGTCCGCCTAAAGACGGGTTAGAAGTATTAAATAAATATGACAAAAAGTTTTGGGATTTAAGGATTGGAGATACTACTAAAGACGATAATCTTTTTCAAAACTTTCATGATAATAGAAACGACGTTATCCTCGTTGATGGATCACATTGGTACTCGCATGTTTTTTCTGATATTCAAAAATTAATAATTTATGGATGCGCCAAGCCAGAAACCATCTTCTTATTTCATGACTCTGAGGGTTGTCATACTAGATATGGAGTTTCAGAAGCTTGCGATAAAATGGGAATAAAGCTATTTGAAATCGTACAAGCAAATGTTATTCTTGGAAAACTTAAAGACTTGTAACAATTTTAATTAATTTTAAAACTAATGGACTTACTGCACAATAAAAGGAGTAGTCAGGATATTGATTTTATAAAATATGTTTGTTATGATATATTGAAAAAAGATAAGCCTGATGCTAATAAAAGCACCGAGTTCGCTGGAGTTTTTGTTGATGGAAGGAATAGAGAAATTAACACTTTAGAAGACTTTGCTTCTTTTCATTCTTTTCATGTATTTTCTGAGTACTCTTATCCGATATACGTTTTTGTCAACAATATAAACAATTTTTTAAATGGCGAAGAAGATCTAATTAAAAAATATAATATAATAATAAAAAAGATTCCAGTACTTTCGCATGATGAGTATTCTGATTTTAGCATTAAAGATCTGTATTTTTTAATCCCTGAGAACATTAAACATATTATTACTATACATTCAGACGGCATGCTTATGAAGGGAGGTTACGAAAAGTATGTGCTAAATAAAAAATTTGCTTATATTGGCTCGCCTTGGTTACATTCTCCATCTATTGATATCTTAAATTCAAATAATGAGTGGCTCCCGTTTTTTAAAAATACAAGAATAGGCAATGGCGGATTCAGTTATAGAAACACTGATTTTTGCAGAGAAGCATCAAAACGGTTTTCTAAATTTCACCTTAGAGAAAGACATACTGAAAACAAAAAACCTCCAGAAGATTTATTTTTTGCTACTATAGCTAATCATTTTTTTAATAGCCCATCCGTAGAAGAAGCAAAGATATTTTCAATTGATCCTTTAGACGAAAAGGACTATAATAATAAAGCTAGTTTTGGGTTTCACTATTTTAACGGGATCACTAAACAAACAATATGAGATATAATAAAATTAAAATATACAACCGTCATTTTAGCAGAAACAAAAAAAACAACTTAAGGCCAAATTGGTTCTCTTATGAAAATTGTTTTGTTAATCTTTTAAAAACAACTAATTTTAAATACTGTGACCTGACAGTTATTTTTGAAAAAGAAGAAGATTATGATTCTTATTTTATAAAAAAATATGAAACCCAATACCCTTTTAAGGTTAAATTTATAGACACAGATAGGGAAAGGTGGATTGGAAAGACAAATGAAGACATAGCTTGGAGTAGGAGTATTGCTGCCGCAGCGGAAGTCATTTATAATGACAATTTATCTTCAACAGATTTAGTTTATATTGTAGATGATGATTTTTTGCATGTTCCCAATTGGACTGAAATTGTATTGGACTATATTATCAACTATATCAGTCATGATAATTTTTGGGTTTGTTTATGCGATTATGGAGATAAATATTATTTTATCGACGAAAAAGAAACCATAGACGAGTATGGAACTAATCTAGGAATGTATAAAAACTTAACTTCCAAGATAAGATTAAGTTCTTACTGCCATTGGAGAAGTGTCCCTAATTGTTTAACTTCAAGCATCGTTCCTGCTAATCTTTTCATGAGAGATTTTAACCCATATTGGAAAACTGGATATTCCGATTGTTCTCTTTGTCACGAAATAAAACAAAAGTTCAATACAGAATTTTGGACCCCTATACGCTCTTTGAGTTGTCATGTTGTGAATCCTTTTATCCCACCATTTATTGATTGGGAAAAGCTACAAAAGTAAAATGATTAATATTTGCGTAGATGAAGCATATGCTTTTGATTTTTTAAGCATACTTGAGATAAAAAAGAATCACTCCGATCAAGCTATGCAAAGTTGGCATAATTGTTTTAATTATTTAAAAGCTCAATTACCAAACAATTTATTCTCTTTAATAATCAATTCGCAAGAGTATAGAGACATGGTCGATGCTAATCAAAAAACTTTTGATGCTGTTGAGCTTGCTAGAAATAATAAAATTACATCAAAAGAATTAGATAAAACTAATTTTGTAAGGCATCAAATGAAGATTAATTTGCAAAACAAATTTTTTTCTAATAGAATAACTGAATTCAAAACATGAAAAACGTAATAATCACAGGAGTTTCTGGACAAGATGGGTCTTACATGATTGACTATTTACTTGAGAATACTAATTACAATATCTTTGGCGCAGTAAGAAGACTATCCAAACCAAACTATTCTAATTTTTCTCAGCATCTTAACAATAATCGCTTTAAGATTGTCACTCTCGATCTTTCTGATTCTCAATCTATTGATAATGTAGTAAGAGAAGTTAATCCTGATTATTTTATTAATTTTGCAGCGCAATCTTTCGTAGGTTCAAGCTGGCAAATTCCTGAACAAACATTTGACGCTGGCGCTATGGGTGTGTTAAGGTGCCTTGAGGCTGTGCGTAAACACTCTCCAAAATGCAGGTTTTATAATGCTGGAAGCTCTGAAGAGTTTGGAGATGTAAAGTATATCCCTCAAGATGAAAAGCATCCATTGTCTCCAAGATCTCCATATGGAGCCGCAAAGTGTGCCTCAAGACATATAGTAAAAATTTACCGTGAGTCTTATAATCTTTTTGCAATTCAAGGTTATCTTTTTAATCATGAATCCCCGAGAAGGGGAGAAGAGTTTGTCACTCGAAAAATTACCAAAGGAGTAGCCAGAATTTTTAAAGCTATTAAAAATGAACAGCCTTTTGAGCCTATCCATTTAGGAAATGTTGACGCAAAAAGAGACTGGAGCCATGCTATAGATTTTGTTGATGGAGTATGGAAGATGCTTAACCAAGAACATACCAATGAGTATGTCCTTTCTAGTAATGAAACCCACACTATTAGAGAATTCGTTGAACTGGCTTTTAAAGAAGTCGGCATAGAAGGACTTTGGCACGGCCAATGGGCCAACGAAGAATTTTCCATCTCCACTGAATACGCCATCAAGAACGAAGTCAACTCCTCTGTTCTGGTTAAAATTGATCCAAAATTCTTTCGCCCAGCAGAGGTAGAGCTTTTACTTGGAGATTCTTCCAAAGCTCGCCAAGAATTAGGATGGAGTCCAAAATGGTCTTTCCATCAATTAGTAAAAGACATGGTCGCTTGTGATTTAAACTCTTAAAATGGCAAACTGCAAAGAAATCGTTTTAAAATTCGTAAAAGAAGGGCACATAGTTTGGTCAAGGGATATGAAAGCCGCAGCGAGGCTTTTGAAAAAGTTCCCTAATCAAGACTTTTGGGATTGGGTTGAGCCTTATCCTTTGGTGCCTAACCTACATTTTTTGCAATCTCCAGATAGCATTGAAATACTAAATGACAGGTACAGGTTGTTCCTTCAGCAGAAACACCTCAAGCAATCGAAAGAAAAGCTGAAAGAAAGCTTTGACTCAAAGGTCGCGACCAGCTATAATCAAGAGGACAGCAAAGTGGGCGAAGACATTCCTATCGTCAAAAAGCCCAGAACTTTAAAAGAATTTCTTAATCATGGCAAAGCCCCCGAAACAACAGCAACCTGAAGAAAAAAACTCAAGCATTGGAGCTTCAAGCAGACTCCAATCTATTCTTAATCACAAAGATCACAAAGATGATCACTTTAATTTTGAAGAAGCAGTGACTTGGAAGATTTCTACTGGGAGCTTGCTTTTAGATGCTGCGGTAGGTGGAGGCATCACCCCTTCTCTTATCCGTCTTTGTGGACCAAATAATGAAGGCAAAACACCCCAAGCGATAGAAATTTGCAGAAATTTTCTTTTAGAAATCCCGAAAAGTAGAGTAGTCTGGGTCTTGGCAGAGGGTCGTCTCTCTAAGGAAAACAGAGAACGCTGCGGGATCAAGTTCGTCACCGACGCTTCGGAGTGGACTGACGGCTCAGTATTCATCCTTGAATCTAATGTTTATGATTTGGTCATTGACGTTATTAAAGATCTTGTTCTTAATAATGAAGAAGATAATCGTTATTGTTTCGTTATTGATTCTATGGACGGTCTTATCTTAAAGAGAGATAAGGACACAAGCCCAGCAGACGCGAGCAAGGTCGCCGGAACTCAAGTCATCAGCAAGAAGCTTCTACAATCACTAAGTATTGGAATGTTTAAGCATGGTCATCTAATGATCGCGGTTAGCCAGATCACTTCTGAAATCAAGATCGATCCCTATGCTAAAAACGCTCCGAGAGGAGGAATGTTCAGCGGTGGAAATGCATTATTGCACTGGGCTGATTTTATCCTAGAGTATAGCACAACAGCAATGGGCGACTATATCCTTGACAACCCAGCAGGGAAGATGAATGATGGCAAGACCAAGTCGATTGGTAAGTATTCTAAAGTAATGATTCAAAAGTCTACCAGTGAAGCGACTCGCAAAAATATCGTCCAATATCCTATTAAATTTGGAAAAAAGCCTTCTGGCATCTGGGTTGAGTATGAGATTCTTGATTGCCTACTCATGTGGGATCTTGTGGTTGCAAAGGGAGCTTGGATTACGGTAGATGATTCTTTAGTTGAAGAACTTAAGAACGTTGGAATTGAAATGCCCAAGCAGCACCAAGGGAGAGAAAACTTCAGAAAATGGCTTGAAGAAAATGAACAAGCTACCAAGCATCTCTTTGGCAAGCTAAAAGCCGTCCAATCAAAATGAAACTGTATTCTGTAACCGGCAGAATAATTAACAAAAATGTTTCTCAATTTTTAATAGATTGGGACAAACAATCTCGCTCTAAGATTCAGTTTCAAGTTAAACAGTTTCTTAAGCCATTTTGGAAAACTCATGTTTGTTATGAAGAGTTCCCGGTTTTCGGAAGCAGAATGAAAGTAGACTTTATTAATATCTCTCGCAAAATAGCGATAGAAGTTAATGGAGATCAGCATTCTTCTTTTAACAAATTCTTCCATAACAATTCTAGATTGAATTATCTTAACTCTATAAAAAGAGACTATAAGAAATCTGTATGGTTAGAGAAGAATGGTTTTCAACTATTAGAGTTAGAGACATCTGATTTAAATAAATTAAGCTACGATTATATAAATCATACATTCAAGATATCGCTGGTGTAATATAAGCTGTGGCAAAAAATAAAGAATTCCAGTTCCCAGATAGTATTCTATCTCAAATAGATGAATGCTCTCAAGGAGGGTTTTTATTATTCACCTTTGATAAAAAAGGAATGCCAGAAGTGAGATCTAAATTCGATAATGCACAGAACGCAATGGCTATGCATTATTATATTAATAATTGGCTTAGTGCTGTTGAACAAATCAATTTAGAAAACACGATCCATAACATTATCGCTGCTGATAAAGAAGATAATGAAGACGATGATGATGAAGACGGTCCTGCTAGTAAGTAACTCTTTTTTTAGTTAAATGAAACTTTCCTCTATTAAGGTAGAGCAATCCTTGCTTGGTTCGCTCATTAAGAATTCAGAATCATTCTACGATATAGATCACTTTATATCAGAGATTGATTTTACAAACGATGTAAATGGAACAATATATTCGATAATTCGCCAGATATGCAATGCTAAAGAAAAAATAGATAAAGTCATTCTGGCTCAGAAAATTCAGAATCTTGGCATTTCTTTCCAAGAAGATCTTGATATATACGATTATATCGATTGCCTTTCTTTAGCGGTTTCAAATAAAGATTCTGCTATTAAATATGCTCAAGAGTTAAAGCAGTTTTCTATTCGTCGTGATATAAAAGGCATGGCGCAAAGAATAATAGAAACCGTTTCTACTAATCCTGAGAAAAATGCCAGTCAAATCATAGCTGAAGTAGACTCTATATATGGCGAAAAGATTAATTCTTTTGATGCTACTGAAGAGATTAGAAATATCTTTGATGACATAGAAGCGTTCATAGAAGAAAAAGGTAATAATCCTCAAGAAGAATCAGGCATAGATTTGCACTATCCAGAGTTCGCAAGGCTTTATGGAGGCTTGAGAAATGGGAATGTTTATGCAATCGTCAGTCGCCCCGGTCAAGGCAAAAGCTCGTTCTTAGTTGAGATGTCTCTTGGAGCTTATTTAAAGAATAAGAAGGTTAGCGTCCTTTACCTTGATACAGAAATGTTTTCACAAGATGTGAAACTCCGTATTGCAGCAGCGAAAACTGGAGTGCCTTTCTGGCATATTGACACGGGAAACTGGCGTAAAGATCCTGAAATGGTTTTCAAAATCAGGGCTTTCTTAAAAGAGTTTAGCAAATATAACTATACTCATCATTGTGTTGGCAATAAAGGAATTGATGAGATCATTTCTTTTATCCGTAGATGGTATTACAGTAAAGTTGGAAGAGGAAATCCTGCTCTTATTTGCTATGACTACGTTAAACTTACCGGAGAAAAGGTCGGCCAAAACTGGGCAGAACATCAAGCAATTGGCGAAAAGATAGATAAACTTAAAAAGATTTCAGAAGAAATTAATGCCCCTCTATTCACTGCAATGCAAATGAATAGATCTGGCGAAAATTTTAATAGAAATGCTGGAGATGTAACCGATGATAGCTCCGCAATCGCCCTGTCTGATCGGCTTCAATGGTTCGCCAGCTATGTTGGAATTTTCCGAAGAAAAACTCTTGACGAAATAGAGCGCGATACGCCAGACTTCGGCACACATAAATTGATAACTTTAAAGAGCCGCTTCCAAGGCAAAGATGCTGCTGGACATCAGGATCTTATGAGAAGGAGAAATGATCATGGCGATGAAAAATATGTTCAAAACTTTGTCAACTTTCAGATTAGTAATTTCAGCGTAGAAGAGAGGGGTTCCTTGGCTAACATTATTGAGAGAGAGCGCCAGACATTTTCATTGAATGATGCCAATCCCAATGATGGTTCTTTGTTATGAGCGATATAAAAGAAATACTTAACAACATCGGGTATCAAAACCTTAAAGATTTTGGCAGTTGGTATAGAACTCGTCCAATTTATAGAAGCTCTGATAATGATACCGTCTTAGCTATAAATAAAAATACTGGTTATTGGTACGACTACAAATTATGCAAAGGGGGTAGGTTAAGTGAATTAGTTCAAATCACGCTTAATCTAAACGACCTATCTCATGCAGATAAGATGCTTGCTGAGAAGTTCAATTTCACAGGAATCGTATCTAATCCAGACAAAACAATTATCAGTCAAGTAAAGATTTATAATGAGTCAATGCTCGACGGCCTTGTAAAAGATCACTCTTATTGGTTCAAAAGAGGAATCAAAGAAGAAACCATAGCTGAGTTCAAAGGAGGGACAGCTAAGAAAGGAAACATGATTAACCGTTATGTTTTTCCTATCTACAATCCTTCTGGCAAAATTGTAGGATTTAGCGGCAGATCGCTTGTTGATTCAAATAGATCTGATTTCATAAAATGGAAACATCTTGGAGCAAAAAAAGAGTGGGTTTACCCAGCGCTCTTTGGCAAGAATTCTATCTCTGAAAGCAAGACAATATTCCTAATTGAAAGCATTGGAGACATGTTGGCTTTATGGCAAGCTGGTTACAAGAATGTCATTGTCACTTTCGGATTGACGATCTCTCCCAAAATAACAAAATTTCTTTTAGAGAACTCTATTCAGCAAGTGGTTGTCGCATTTAATAATGATTCTTTTAATAATTCTGCTGGCAACGAAGCTGCCAAAAAAGCTCGTTCTAAACTATTAATGTTCTTTGACGAAAACCAAGTGAAGATAAAACTCCCTACTAAAAAAGACTTTGGATTAATGGGCAAAAATGAGATAGACTTATATATGAAGGAATTCAATGGATAAGAAAGAAGTCTACCTATCTGCGTCCAGAATTAAAACTCTTGAAACTTGTTCATGGTCTTATTATTGTAAGTATCATTTAAATATTCCCGAGAAGTCTAATTCAGGAGCGAAGCGCGGTACAATTTGCCACTTAGTATTTGAGTTGCTTCTTAATCCTCGCCATAAGGGGCTTTATGAAGAAATCATTGCCTCTGGCGATCCTCTCTCTTGCGCTCCAGTAGGCAGGTTAGTAATAAAACACGCTACGAGAGAAGGGATTAACAATCTTGAAGACATAGCATTAATCAATAAAATGATTCTTGTCGGCCTCAAGAACGACTTCTTCCCAAAGGGTGGCGACATTCAAAACCCAGAGTTCGAATTCAAAATCGAAAGAGACGGCTATAAGGCCAGAGGATTCATCGATCTCCCAATTCTTTATAAGGAAGAAAAGAAAAGTAAGATTAGAGATTACAAGTCTAGCAAAGCAAAATTCAAGGGAGAAGAGTTGACAGCCAATGTACAAGCGATGCTATACTCTATCGCTTCGAAAATTTATTGGCCTGAGTACGAACCAGAAGTAGAATTTATATTTCTCAGATTTCCTAAAGCACCAGTGCAGCCGGTAAAATTTACAGATGATGAATTGTCAGGATTTGAGGTTTACCTTAAGCATGTTTACAGTAAAGTCAGCAACTTTTCTGAACAAGATGCAAAACAAAACTTTGCCGCAGATGACGTAAAGAGCAGATGGCTATGTCAGGCAGGAGCTACTTGGGTTTGCCCCTTTAAGAATGAGATGTGGTTTTATTCTATTTACGACAAGAACGACAAATTTGTAAAAAGCTTTTTCACAGCAGAAGAAACAAAAGCAGCAAAGAAAGACGACTCTCAAGTTATCAAAAAATTTAAGTATGAAGGTTGCCCCAGATGGAAATAACTCTTATTTATGAAAATATTACCTCTTTTTAAAAGCCATTATAGTATCGGTAAGTCAATATTAACACTAGATAAGGCCGGATCTTCTTCTAAAGAAGGCTCCTCTTCTATCGTAGACATCGTTAAAGAAAATAAACTGGATCAAGTTTTCCTTGTAGAGGAGAATATGAGTTCTTTCCTTGATGCTTTTAAGAACTTTAATTCTATTAAGGTTCCATTCTATTACGGACTTAGATTAGAGCTATGCCCTGATATCAATGAAAAGACTGACGAGTCTTTGAAAAAGTCCAGCAAAATTATCATCTTCGCTAAAAATGGTAATGGATACAAGAAACTCATTAAGATATTCAGTATCGCCGCGACAGATGGTTTTTATTATACACCAAGAATAGACGAAAAGACCTTGACACAAGAGTGGGATGAAGCTAGCCTAAAATTATGCGTCCCATTCTATGACTCTTTTTTATTCAAAAATACAATGTCTTACTCCTTGTGCTGCCCAGAGTTGAAGTTCACAAAACCCACTTTTTTTACTGAAGACAATAATCTACCATTTGATCAGATAGTAAGGCAGAAAGTAATTAAATTCTGTACTGATCAATATGAGACAGTCGCCAGCAAGAGTATTTATTACGAGACAAGAGAAGACTTTAAAGCCTACATGACTTTTAGATGCATAAATAACAGGACTACTCTTAACAAGCCGAATTTAGAACACATGTGCAGTGCTGAATTTAGTTTTGAAAGCTGGAAGGAGGCTGATTCTATATGATGGAAAATCTTCTTCGTTATGATAAAGATAAAGTCCATACTTTTATAGACTTAGAGACTGAGAATTTATGCCTTAGCTTTATAAACAATCGTCCTTGGCAATGCGGTATGATCAAAGTTAAAGGAAATGAGGTCTTAGAAACTTCTGATATTTATATTAAATGGGATAAGCCTATTAATGTCAGCAAAGAAGCTGCCCAAATTACTCGCTTCGACCAGTACAAATATAATAAAATTGCTATCCATTCTTGCGAAGCTATCAAAACTATATCGCAGTGGTTGGAAAATTGTGATTATATAATCGGACACAATATCCTAAACTTTGATATGTATCTCATTAAAGATTATTACGAAATGTATGGGAGAGAATGGAAGCACTTAGTTAGTAAAGTTATAGATACTAACTGTCTAGCGAAGGGAGTTAAATACGAAATCCCTTACTCTCAAGATATGAGCTTAATTGAGTACCAGTATAGAGTACTGAATGAAAGAAGAAAAGGAGTGAAAACTAACCTTACAAGCCTTGGAAAAGAATATAGCATAGAACACGATTACGAGACCCTTCACGACGCACTTAACGATTTACATTTAAACATTAAAGTATGGAACAGACTGAAATTCCAAATCGCAGTATGAACTTTTCAAAAGACTTTCAAAAATACGAACTTGGCCTTCACGGACTTAGAATGCCTGTCTTTGAAATTGACCAAAGACACAAGACTAGACTTAAATTAGTTGCTCAGACTTCTAATTACGACTTTTTAAGAAGCCTAGCTAGAGAGGGGTTTCATAAGCTTAATCTTGAAAAAGGAAGCGCACTTTACAAGAGGTACATTGACCGCGTTAATTACGAATTACAAATTCTTCAAGAGTTAGAATTTATTGATTACATTATCCTCATTTGGGATGTTATTAATTATTGCAGAGAGACGAGTATTCCAACTGGGCCGGGAAGAGGATCTTGCGCTGGCTCTCTACTATTATTTCTCATTGATGTAACCAAAATTGACCCCATTAAATATGAACTATTTTTTGAGCGATTTATTTCTAAAGCCAGAGCAAAGAAAACCATTGTTGATGGAGTAACTTATTTTGATGGTTCGCTATTTCCTGATGTTGATCTTGATATTTGTTATTATAATCGGCATAGAGTAATAGCTTATCTTGAAGAGAAGTTTAAGGGCAAGACATCTAAGATCCTTACTCTAAACACTTTAAGTTCTAAACTCTGTATCAAAGAGTCAGGTAAAGTAGTTGCAGAGAAACAAGAGAGCGAAATGAATGATGTCTCTTCTTATATTCCTAAACTTTTCGGTCAAGTCAAGAGCTTGGAAGAAGCAGTCACTGAAAGCGAAAAATTTGCAGAATGGGTCGGCACAAACCAAGAAGTTTATAAGATCGCTTTAAAGCTTCAGAATCTTAATAAAAATAAAGGCGTACACCCGTCTGGTCTTTTATTGGCGCACTCACTCCTTGAAGAATCCTGTCCAGTAGAATTGTCATCAGACAAGCAGGTAGTTTCAAGCTACGACATGAATAATGTTACAGCTTATAATATTAAACTTGATTTGCTTGGTTTGCGAGGAGTCTCAGTTGTAGACGATGTTTGCAAATCTCTTGGAATCAGATATGAGGATATTGACGTAAATGATGTTTTCATATATCAGCAATTACAAGACTTTAAGTTGCCTCATGGATTATTCCAAATTGAAGCAGAAACTAACTTTAAAGTATGCCAGAAGGTAAAGCCTAAAAATCTTGAACAGTTAAGCGGCGTATTAGCTCTTGCTCGTCCCGGTGCATTGCAGTTTATTGATAAGTACGCTAACTATACAAATAACGATCATTACGAAAGCATCCATCCTTTCTTCGATGATATCTTAGGCGTAACTGGAGGAGTTTGTTTGTATCAAGAGCAGTTGATGAAGATGGTGAGCAAGGTTGGATTCTCGCTTGACGAAGCAGAAATTGTTCGACGCTGCGTGGGCAAAAAGAAGGTCGAAGAGATGAAAGAGTGGGAGCAGAAGATTAAAGACAAGATCTCCCAGCAAAAACTTGACCCTAAGATTGGTGAAGTATTATGGAGAATTGCAAACGATTCAGCCAATTATCAATTTAATAAATGCATCTTTGAAGAAGAACTTGTCGAAACCGAAAAAGGATGCGTAATGCTTAAAGAAGTAAATATTGGAGACAGGATAAAAGCTTACGACACGCAAAACCAAAAAGATCATTTCGTTGAAGTTTTAGATGTGATGAGAAACGAAAAAGAGGTCTTTGAAGTAGAGCTTGAATCTGGCAAAAAAATCATTACAAGTTTAGAGCATAAATTTTTTACAAAAGAGGCGGGGATGCAAACTCTACAAAAAATTATAGAAAATAATTATTCTATTGGCAACTCTGTCGAGTAACATATCTAATTTTTATATTATTTAAAGTTGGATATTTAATGTTATATTTTTTTGAAATATCAATCATTCGATGCCCTTGTTTTAATAATTCTACTATTTCTGGAATCAATGGCCCTAGCTTATGCTTAAGTAAAGAAGCTCTTTCTTTTAAAAAGTTTTCGACAGTATCTGAAGCCCTTATATGAGACCAAGTTTTTCCTCTTGCTATATTACTAATAACCGTTGTGGAAACTTTATATTTAAATGCTAGAATTTTAATGCCTATGCCTTCAAATAATGACTGTTTTATATTTAGGATCTCTTCATTTTTTAATTTGGACATCTCGCTGTTCTCTCCAGTATGCCTTTCTTTTATCTTTTTCCTGCCTTCTCTTGAGAGAGTGCAATTTAAAGGTCTATCTGCTGATCTGGAAATATTGTAACCTATATTTTTAAACGGCTTTATCGTATCTAAATAAAACTGTTCTCTTTGCTTCAAAAGTTTTTTATCTTTATTTACAATTTCTAAAATTCCAATCTTAAGATTCTCTACTCCGTATTTTTTACAAGCTCTCTTGAGACCAATATTGTTTTCCTCTTTGTCGAACAAAAAAGATTGCTTATAAGACAAAAAGCGTCTCCACAAATTAACCGCACTTCCTATATAAATTCTTCCCGTTTTTAAGTTATGCCACACATAAATACAAGAAATATTTTTAAAAACCTTTCTACATTCATCGATAGAATTAAATTTAAAATTGATAAGCAAAAGAGACTGCCCATTTGTCATCTCTATTTTGGAATGATCTGATATTAAATTTAATAAATTGAATTTATCCACATAGTATATATACACGCAAACTTATTAAATGAATAATATTGTTTTTTCTAAAGTAAGGTCCATACGCCCCATAGGCGTGAAAAAGACTATAGATCTTGAGGTCAATCATAAGGATCATAATTTTTATGCAAATAAAATTCTTACCTCTAACTCTCATTCAGTCTCATACGCTGCTCTCGCCGCAATATCTATCTATCTTAAATTTAAATATCCACAACAGTTCTTCTTGTCTCTATTGAAAATGAGTAAGCATGAGCCCGATTCTATTGGAGAGATATCCAAAACAGAAAAAGAATTAACTTATTTTAATATTAAACTCTTGCCTCCTCATTTATTAAAGTCAAAAGAAGAGTTTTGTATTGAAGGTGATAATATCCGTTTTGGACTTCTTTCTGTTAAAGGCATCAGCGAGAAGACTATTAAAGCCGTAAATGAATTCAGAGGAGAGTTCAAGAACAAATTCGACATCTTTGAAACAGCCTCTCAAGCCAATCTAAACATTGGAGTCCTTTGCGCCCTTATCCAAGCAGGAGCCTTAGACGGAGACTTCAAGCAATCAAGAAGCAAAATAGTATACGAGGCTCAACTTTGGAACATTTTAACTAACAAAGAAAAAATAAACGCCAAACTGTTTGGCGAGACCTTTGAGTATGATTTGGTTAAAATTCTCATGCACATGAAAGACAACAAAGATGTGCAGGGCAAACCTTACATAAAAGAATCAAGACTCCAAACGCTGCGAACCAAAGCAGATGCCTACAAAAAGATATATGAGATCAATAGCAAATCAGAGAGTTTTGCTAATTGGTATTATGAGAATTCTATTATTGGATATAGCGTAAGAAGTAAACTGAGAGAAGTGTTTATTGCAAAGAAAGATGATCTAGTTTATATAAAGGACATTGCTAATTTCGGTGAGAAAGATGAAGTTTGTTTTATCGGCGTAATTAAAGAATGCATGTCAGGGGTCTCAAGAGAGAAGAAGACTAGATATTTTAAAATGCAAATTTCTGACGAAACTTCTGCCATCAACACAATGATCTTCTCCGATAAAATAGATGAGATGCAAAATCTTAATAATAGAATGCCAAAGGAAGAAGATATAGTAATTATTACCGGACAAAAGTTTGGAGACTCTGTTTTCGCCAGAATGGTCGCTATCCAAACCCATACGGTTTACACGAAGCTTTCTCAATTAAAAGCCGAAAAAAATAATTGATAAATCGGCTTTTTTCAGGCAAAATAATGTCTGAATGAACCTACAATTTTATAAGGGAAATGCAAAAGTAACTGGAACCGCTTGCTCTTTTCAGACAAAGGGAACCTCTTTGTTTGTTAACTTCATCAAGCAGCACTCTTGGAATGAAGCCAAGAAGCTTGGGTCTTTTCGTGAGAACGCTAAGAACCCAGAGAAGACTACTGTCTTAAAGTTCAATGCGGTAGAAGCCGCAGGTATGGTAGACGCAATTGATAGAAACGCAGAATACAAGTTCTATCACACTGCTCCTAATTCAAACGCGATGGGCAAGTTTTGTCCTTATCTAAGGGACAACGCTCAGATTGGTTTTTCTTTTAATGCCACCAAGGAACAAAAGGGAGATACTGTTAACAAAGTAAGTTTCTTGATTGGATTTACTTTTGCAGAATCTGTACTGGTAAAGACTTTCCTTTTGGAATTCATTAGGAATTCTTTCTATCCTCAAGATGATGTCGCTGCACCTGCTCCAAAAGAAGCTCAACAGGAAGAGTATCCAGCGAAGGCGGCTTATAGCAAAATCCAACTAAATCAACCTGCTGTCCAACCTACTGCTCAGACTGAAGCAGAAGCTCAAGCAGAAGAACTCGTATTCTAATGCGAAAGAAAAAGATAGTAATTCAAACGGATTGGTGCCTCGCTAAAACTGGATTCGGTAGGGCGGCGAAGGAACTAGTCTCTTACCTATACAACACGGGTAAGTATGATATTATCCATTATTGCGGGGGGACCCAAGTGGGTTCTCCCGTTTTATCCAAGACTCCTTGGAAGAGTCTTGGGAGCATCCCTACCGATCAAAACGAGATCAATAGAATTAATGCCGATCAAACTCTTGCAAGAGATGTTTCTTATGGGTCTTATTATATTGATCAAGTAATCAAAGAAGAGAAGCCTGATGTTTGGATTGGCGCACAAGATCCTTGGGCGTTCACTCAATACTATAATAAACATTGGTATAAGAACATCACTTCTCTGCTTTGGGTGACTCTTGATTCTTTGCCAATTTATGAGGAAGCAATTAATCAAGCTAAAAAGTCTTCTCAGTATTGGATTTGGAGTGAATTCGCCACAAACGAAATGCACAAAATTGGTATCAATAATGCCAAAACTGTGCATGGTCCAGTAAACCATTCTAAATTTAATTACTTAGGAGCAGAGAAGAAAAAACAGTTAAAGGCTAATTTTGGGCTTTCTGATTCTTTTATTGTTGGTTTCGTATTTAGAAATCAACTTCGCAAGTCTGTTCCAAATCTATTAGAAGGATTTAGAGACTTCGTTAAAAATAATCCTGATGTTAAAAATGCAAAACTACTATTGCATACTCATTGGGGAGAAGGCTGGGACATCTATAAGCTTGCTGACGAATACAAGATAGATAAAAAAGATATCCAGACGACTTACGTTTGCAATAAATGTAAAAATTACTTTATCTCGCATTTTCAAGGGCAAGAATTAGGCTGTCCAGTATGCAAGTCTGAGAAGAGTTGCTCGACTACCAACACTGGATTCGGTGTATCCGAAGAGCAGCTATGTGAGGTTTATAATTTGATGGATGTGTATTGCCATCCATTTACTAGCGGCGGTCAAGAAATTCCAATTCAGGAAGCTAAGTATTGCGAATTACTAACTCTTGTCACTAATTATAGCTGCGGCGAAGACATGTGCCATCCTGATGCTGCGTCTATTCCTTTGGAATGGTCAGAGTACAGAGAACATGGAACGCAATTCAGAAAGGCTTCGACATACCCTTCTTCTATCGCCAAGCAGTTATATCGCGCCTACAAGATGTCTGACCTAGAGAGGAGACAGTTTGGACAAAAGGCGAGGAAATGGGCTATAGAGAATTATTCTGTTCCTGTTATTGGAAAGATATTTGAGCAATATATTGATTCTATTCCATTTACCATTTACGATTTCTCTTTAAAGGAAGAAGAAAAAGATCCCAATGCAGTCATCCCAAATATAACTGACAATGGAGAATGGTTAATCTTCATGTATCACAATATCTTGAAGATGAAGCAAGTGGATCAAAATGAGGATGGATACAAGCATTGGATGGAAAAGCTTTCTAAAGGAGAAGCTCGACAGAATGTTGAAAACTATTTTCGCCAAATAGCATCACAAGAAAATCAAAAGAATCGAAAAGTAGATTTCGAAGATATTCTAGATCCTGCTGATAAAGGAAAGCGAATCTTGTTTGTAATGCCAGAAAGCATTGGAGATATTTATCTCTGCACCTCTCTTCTTGAATCGATTAAAGAGACTTATCCTGATCATAATTTGTATTTTGCCACTAAGAAAGAGTACTTCTCAGTTCTTGAGGGCAATCCATGTATCCATAGAATACTAGAATATATCCCTCAAATGGATAGTTTACTGTGGCTTGAAGGACACGGCAACCATCAAGGTTACTTTGAAATAGCATTTTTGCCCCATATAGGAACACAAAAGATGCTCAATTATCTTCACAACGGCAAAGATAAGATCGCATTCGATATTAAATAATATGCACCTTTTAGAACAATATTCTCTAGCTTCTGGAGTCAAGATTAAGAAGCCATATATTTACGAAAAGTTTTTCCCAGTAACCGCCGAAAAGTATATCACTTTCCATCCAAGCTCAAAGCCTTCAAAGACTTACGATTACTGGCAAGAAGTAATAAATATTATTTCTCCCATCTTAGATAGTAAAGGTATTAAAATTATTCAACTTGGGCAGGAGAAAGAAAAGGTCTATACCGGCGTTGTAAGCTTGGTAGGATTCACTAATATAAACCAAACTGCTTTTATTTTAAGAGACTGTCTGCTGCACTTCGGCGCAGATAGTTTCCCTACTCATATTGCTTCAGGATACAATAAAAAAATTGTAGCTTTATATTCTAATAATTACGTTAACTGCGTAAAGCCTTTCTTTGGAAACCCCAAGGATCACATTCTACTTGAGCCTAAAAGAAATAGTAAACCAACTTTTTCTTTTGAAGAAAATCCGAAGACGATTAACTCTATTAAACCAGAAACAATCGCAGGAAACATCTTAAATCTTTTAGAGATCCCCCATTCGAATTCAATTCAAACTCTTTATTTCGGCACTGAATATAATAACATGAGATTAGAAATGGTGCCTAATCAAATAGTAAATCCAAACCAATTTAATTCTAACAATATTGTAGTTAGAATGGATTTGCAGCATGATGAAAAATTCTTAAACGAGCAATTACAAGTCTGTCAATGTTTCATTATGACAGATAAGCCCATTGATGCTAATCTAATTTTAAATAATCAAAAGAACATTGGGAGGATCTTCTATGAAATTAAAGAAAATAGCAGCCTAGAGTTTGCTGATTTTCTTGCTCATAAAAATATTTCTTATCAACTATTTACTTATTTGCAAGGAGATAAGCTTGAACAAGCGAAGCTTAAGTATCTTGACCAAGAAATAATTGTAGAAATGCCAACTAATTTGAAGCAAAAGACAGGTATTGAGTATACTTTAAATGCTTTCTATAAGTCTAACAAGAGAATAATTAGTAATGGCAAAATTTATTTAAGCGAATCTTCTCTCAAGAATGGCATGGAAGCGAAACAGATTGCTGAACCAGTCATTGACTGCCCAGAGTTTTGGAAAGAAGCAGAGAGTTTTTGGATTTTTAGAGTTGACAAGTCGCCGGTTGCCGCATAGTATACCTATGTGAATACCGTAAAGAAACTTGTTCGTTCCTCTGATGGTCTCATTGAAGGTGTAGAATACCACTTTAATGATGACGGCTCTATTAACTGGCGCAAAATGATCAAGCCAGAGTTCCTTGTCCCAAATAGGGATAAGACCAATGAAACTGATGTCACCAAACTAGAAGATAAAGATCTACTTATTCTTCTCGCTGGAATTAAATATGTAGCTCAACTTAGAGGATTCTTCTATGTTGATTACACCGTAACCTCTCCAAGTTCAGACTATGTAGTGGCGGTTTGTAAAATAGAGTGGATTGCAAACTATGAAACACAAGGGAATTCAATAGCCTTCTCTTCTATTGGCGATGCTTCTCCCGGTAATACGAAAGATTTTGCTCGTCACTTCTTGGGACCGATTGCCGAAAATAGAGCATTCATCCGCTGCGTTCGAAACTTCTTAAAGATCAATATTGTCGGCCAAGACGAAATCGGCAAGTCAAAAAATAATGTCGTTGATGATTCCGCTGAGTCTTCGGCTGTATTTGAGCCTCATGCCATTCTTGAAAAAGTAATGAAAGATAAAAGCGTTACTTTTGCAAAATTAAAAGAACGCCTTATCAAAGAAGGTTACGTTAACGCAGACTCGTTTATGTCAATAGCCGACATCCCAAAGATTAAAATCTTTGAAATGATTGAGAGAATTCAAAAAGCCAAGTAATTAAGAAGTCCCAATTCCGGGCGAACTAGACCCTGCGCCAACAGAACCAGCAAATACTTTACTTGTCGAACTAACGCTTCCTAATCCTTTAAACAAAGAAGCTGCTGAGTTTATACTTTCTATTCTTAATTTTAGGAATTTGGAATCAATTGGGTCTATTGGGTTTACATAATCACCCGTGGAAGGGACTTTTGTAGAGAAATCAACTCTTAAGTTCCTTCCATTCTTAGAAGGCTTTGTTGTGGTAAGTAAGAACCTCTTCCCATTGTATCCAGTTGGATAAAGCACTGAAGTCTTAAATTGCAAATCCATATCATTAAAATCAGCATCATCAGTTGAATATATCTGTTCGTATCTAACGGTGAAACTGCTTTCTCCAACATAAGCATTTCCAGTTAAAATGATGTCCACTATTCTGGCGAAGTTATTTGGATTTTGTATACTTAAGAAGGGCTGATCAGTTGTCTCGTAAACTGCACCATAGTTAGCTAATCTCAAGTCTAATTTTTCACCAACCACAAAACCATTATCTAATGGAAAAGTCGTTGAAACAGTATAATAGGCATAATACTTAGACCCATCTCCACTTTGAGTTGCAAAATTATCTCCAGAGAAAACAAGATTAGCTGGAGGATTTCTTAATATGAAACCTGATAAAGGATTTGGAACAATAGCATTATTACCTTGCCAGAAGTCTTGAGTAGGAGAAGTTGGATTAAATGTTATATTTACTCCCGTAACTTGACCTACATAAGGAGGCATAAACGAAACAATAGCATCTATAGTAGGAACTCCTGCTCCACCATTATTTAAACCGATGCTAATAGGAGAGAATGTATAACCAGCGCCTCCACTTACAATATTATAACCAGTAATGATGCCTCCCGGTTGATTGTAGAAATTTATTTTTGCTTGTTTTTTATTGAATTGAAATGTGGTTGCGAAGTCTTCTATTATTTGTCCATTGACTTTAGTAAAGAAGTTGACTCCTGTTAGGTATCTTATCCCTTCTCCATTAAAAGAAATTACAGAGCCATCCCAGCCACTTACTTGAGTAGTCCCATCTAATCTATAAGTTAAATTATTGTTTAAATAAGCATCATTAACAGATATAAAAGGAATATAATTAAAGTTCCCAGTTACAGGGTACTCTTCTCCCAAGTAAGTTTGCAGATAGAACATTCCAGAAATTGGTCTTACATCTTCAGCATCTTTACCGTGCATACCCCTTCCTACCATTGATGGAGGATAAAATTTTAATTTACTATAATCTTTATAGATAACGCTACTACTCAAGTCTCTAGCGTCAGTCACTACTGAGATCCCAGATTTAAAATTTACAGCTAAATAAGGAAAGTTTGGAGTTATCGTCCCAGAAGCGCCTCTTGCAAGAGTTGTTACGCCTTCAAATTTAATTCCTGTCACATAATTAAGATTAGCTCCAGTTAATGTAATTAGTGATCTAAATGTCCCAGTTGTAATATTTAAAGGAGAAGTTGAGATAGAAGGAGCTTTAATCGTTATTGTTTTATAAAGATTATCGGCATCAAAACTATTTCTTTGGAAGAAAATTTGACCACTTCCAACAAATCCATCTAAGACTACATAACTGTTTGCGCTTATCGTCGTGCCTATCCCTACTGCATCTGAACCGCTAAGTAGCAACCCAAGATCAGGAATTTGCGAAGAAACATCAGAAGTAATATTTAAGTTTCCAGAAAGTATTGAATATCCAGTATATGGTTGAGACAATCCAGAAAGAGTGGATATATTAATAACAGACATTGCCTGAGAAATTAAATACTGTCCACTCTTATTAGTTAAATTATTAAATCCACTAATGTAAAGATCTCTTGTTTGGAAGTTATGAGCATTTATTCCTGTAACAACTATGCCATCTCTTGTTCTATAGGAGTCAAGATTTGAACCAGAGATTGTCGTGCTTGGATTGAATGATGGAGAAAAGCCTTTAACTTCATTAGTAGTTCCAGAAGTAAAGAATCTAAAACTCGTTTTTTTAACTTCTCTAGGAACAGAAATTTTTACCCCAGTAGTCGATACTACAGAAATATTTGGATATTTAATTATTTCATTATTAAAACCAACTCCATAGAATTCAAACCCGCTTAAATTACTTCCTGATAGAGAAATTGCATCATTAAAATAAGCTGAATTTGGTGTGATTTTTGAGATGATCGGATTTAAAAATGTTAAAGATCGAGAAGTAGTGACTCTACTTGTCCCATTTAAAACAATTGGGCCATCAGCAATATCATAGACTTGAGGGATATAGAAGCTTAAGCCAGTAATACTTTGACTATTAAAAGCTGTTATTACTTTATATGCGCCATCCTGTCTTCCTAATTCAATAGAAGAAACCGTATTTAAGAATTTACCAGATATAGAAATTAAAGAACCAGCTATGCCAGTAGTAGGATTAAACCCGTTTACGACGAGAACACCGCTATTAATAGACAATCCGCTGGGATAAGTATAGTTATAGTAATTAGAGTTTATCGTCAAGCCATTTCCACTTTGCACTAAATCAGGCACAGTAAATATTAATCTTTGAGAAAACTCTGATCCAAACTGAGAAATAGAATATCCAGTTACTGGATAGTCTCCTATATTGATAGATCCGACATAGTAAATATCGCTTCCATAACCAGTAGCTAATTGACCTTGTGTTAATAGCGTAGGATATATTCCGGTTATAGTTGGCGTTCTTAAGAAAGTAAAAGTTTTATCAAATCCGCCAGTTATTCTTGAATACGAATTGTCTAATATTAAATTAGATTTTCTTATTGATGATAAGTTAGGAGTATTTAAACTTAGATATCCAAACGTTCTAATAGTGTCATCGATAAGACCAGCATTTGAATGTACTAAAACTTCTGTATTAATATTATTTCTTGCTCTCCTGATCGGAGCAAAATTTGAATATTGATATGGATTTTCTTTAACTACTCTAATCTCATCTATATATCCGCTCCAATAATTAGCTGGAGTATTCGCATAGTCTCTCCCGATATAAATATCAAAAACTGGACTAGTTAAACTCCTGTCGTTATTTAAACTAAAGTCAAGATTTGAAATGCCAAAGTCTAATGCCGAAGCAGAAGGACCAGAATAAGTTAAACCAGATAAATTTACTGGAGTTCCATTTAATAATATTTTTCCACTTATGCTACCTCTATTAATGTAGCTCTTCGATACCGATATATGGTTCCAATCTGTTGTATTTATTTGACCAGAGAATACTGGGGTAAAGCCGTTCCATTCTATTCCAGAAACGACTAATTGATTTGATGTTACAAAAATATTTAAACCACTTTCGCTTCCTATTAAAAATTTTCTATCTGAAGCAGAGAATGTAGTTAAAGGTTTAAAATCCAATTCAACAGCAAAACTATTTCCATAACTTAAAGGAACGCTTGGAGACTGTCCTGTAATTGAAAATTTAATATAAGGACCGGGGCTTCCAGAGAATAAGAAACTCCTATCATCAAACTTAGAAGTATTATTACTTATCGCTACAGAGCTAGAAATGGTTAAGTCTTTTTTGTTTCTAAATGTAGACTGATACGAATAACTATTTGAATTCTCTGTTGCGTCTACAAGCAAGTTAGCGTCACCAGTATCTTGGAAAAGAGCTTGAGTGTTTGGATAAAGATTGTGGCCTAAAATTTCAATAGGCCCACCAATGTAGTTTTCAAAAGTAGAAATATTTTTGATGATTGGATCGCTTTTAATTACTTCAAAATTTTGGAATGGAAAGTCTCTGCCTCCAGAATTTTTTATAATAATGTCGTAGCAACCGACATCAGCGTTTGTTCCTGTAAATGTTAGCGTAGAGCTAGCAGAATTCTTTACAAAAGCGGATATTGGATAAACTTTATTATAAGCTCCGTAATTATAGTCCTCTATATATCCAGAAATATCTCTAATCTTTGAAACTTGAGTCCTGTCTCCCCTATAATCATAATCAGAATAATTACCTTGAAGCAGTAGAACGGTATTTTGAACATCAAATAATCCAGAGCCAGTGAGCATCTGACTAATATCGCTATACAATCCTGCGCCTTTGATAATTCTAAAATCTTCTATGTATCCAGAAAACGAATTAATTCCAGAAGATGCATAAGAGGCTGTGTTATTAGTCCCTATAAATAAACCGCTACCTGCTGTGATTGTGTATGGAACTCCTGCTGACGCTGCTCCAAAAACCTGTCTAGATGTTCCGCTAGCCGCATAAAATGTATATCCATTAGGCGTAGTTTTAGAAATTAATACTTTAGTCCATTGATTTGCGGGTATTTGAGAAGTCGCTATATTAAATTTTACACTATTACCTGCATAGAAAGTCCAATCAGTGCTGGCAGCAGGTTTAGAAAAATAAAACCCATTTCCATCCCAACCTCGGTCTTGAAATAAATCAACCCTTTGAGCGGTCGTATATGGCAATGGATTAATTAAAAATTCAATAGTAAATAGACCTGATCCAAAATCGAAATCTCCACCGGAAGGAGAAGACATTTGCAAATAAGAATTACCGCTAAACAATAAAGACCTTCCAAATATTCCAACTTGAGAACTCCTAACTCCGCTATTTAAAATCGTCTTAGGCTGTCTGTAGTTCAATCCGCTTAAAACAATTCCAGTAGCGTAATTGAAATTTTTTCCAATTGCTATATTAGACTGTCCAGAATTTAAATAATAATTTAGAGCATTGAAAACCACAGGAGCTTTAAGGACCGTAATTTGATTTTTAGAACTGAAAGATGTATTATCTTTAGAATTTATCGTTACGAATCCTGCATTAGCGTTTGGAGGCACTGTGCCTGAAATAACATCACCTAAGCCCGTAAACGGAGAAGTTATAAAGCCCGTGATTCCATTATCTACAGAAGTGGTAAAATTTACAGGGAAATAGCCTTCATTAACATAAGCTGTATTAAAATTATTACCTGAAATTCTAATTATATCCCCTTCGTATGGCAAATTATTGCTAAATCCACTTATGTAAATAGTCCCATAAAAATTAAAATCACTAGCCACCGAAACTATACCAGTGTCATTATATCCGCTAATTCTAATTGGACCAGTTGTATAACCGCTTGGAACTTTTACCAATAAAACTCCACTAGCGGGCTGATAAGATACATTGGTTCCAGTAATGTTATTGAAAGAAACATATTGAATCCCGCTTAAAGATTTTCCGCTAATAGCAACAAATTGGCCTACATCTTGAGTCTGCGGAATTACAGCGTCTAATCTTGGAATTGGATAAAAATCAATTCCAGTAACATACATTGACGAAGAAAGAGTTAGGCCAGTAATAAAATAAAGGTTTACTTTTCCAAATGCAATATTTTCTGGGACATTAAATTCTATATACTCAGGAGTTGAATCATAATAGGAAAAATCAATGAAACCAGCGCCGGGAACCTGTAATCCGCTTATTGCGTAAAGCCCTGCGCCAGTCACGCGCATCCTCTGATTGATCAAACCTGTATTGTAAGTTGGCATGTTATAATCCTTGGAACTGTAAAGATAATCTTATATCGTTAACGAGTACACTTGTTTTGAAATTAAAAATAGAAGAAGAACTCGTCTCTTCTGTATCTATTAAAATAGCAGCAGCACCTTTTAAACTAATAGGAGCCACAGCAGTAATTAAAGAAGTAGAAACTGGGTTAAAAGAAATAGCCTCAGTATTACCAAAAAATATTTTTTTAACATTAATAAAATTACTGCCATTGATAGTAACTGTCGCTCCGGGCAAAATGACTCTTGGAGTAAAATCGGTTATTACTGGTTTAAAATGTGAGAAATCTTGTTTTAATGTAAACTCTGATCTTGCATAACCTTGAGTCTCTACAGAAGTTCTCTTTGAAGAGACTATCCCCGCAAAAGAAAGCGTATCTAAAGGCACCGCTCCTGTTTGTAAAGAAATAGAAAAAGTACAAGGAACGCCAGAATAAGGAAGAGACGCATTAAAATTATCTAATTCAAAAGAAAGAGACTGAGATCTCTTTCCTAAATACGCCCTGCCGCTTTGATCAAAAGTAGTGGAACCCTCTTTATTGTACTTCTGAACCTCTCTCTGGTATTGATAACTAAAATTAGTAAAATTATAACCATTTGAATCAAAAGGCGTTCCATCTAAGTTACCTGACAAATAAAAACTTGAGAAATTTAAAGGAGTGAATTCTGGTCTGTTAATAGGAGTAGTTGCAGAGAAGGCTCCTTTTAGAGGCTCGAAAACTTTAACTTCTACATCAACTTTAGCCAAAGAATCAGGAGATCCTTTTATAGAATAGTTTGTAATGTAGCCATTTTGGAAATACAAACCGCAAAAATTTCCAGAAATTCCTTGTTCTGAATTAACCCCTAATAGGTATTCTTTTACAAAGTCTTTACCTGTTAAATAATAAGAAATTGAAAAACTAGTATCTACTGTATCTTCGGCTACATAAGAATAAGAATTCTTTTTAAATTCTTCATTGTAGACAGGAGTGTTAGATGAATCAAGAGACATGTTAACATTAGAGGCGAGGATATCAACGCCACTAAAGCTAAACGTACAATTTTTATAATTAAAAAACATTTAGAAACTCCTTTTTAATGATATCTTACTTTCTGCATATTCATCAACATTAATTGTCATGGTAGATGAATCTATTTTACTTCCAGACGTATCTATAATAAAAATAGAATCGCCTCCGAAAGTACGAATATTAACTTTTGCATTTTCTGCTGTAGCGACAACAGAATTAGAAAAATTAGAATTAAAGTCCTCAATTGTGAAATTAAAATCTTCTTGCCCTGCCGAAAGGTCTATCTGTCTTGGCCTTCTTTGACCCACGGAATAGATTGGATTCCAATTTACAGAAAGAGAATAATCAAGACCAAGCACATTATAAGCTGTATTTGATACAGCGCCAGAAACTCTAACATTCCAAGAATGCGCCAATCCAGATCCACTGCTAAATATATTAGAAGTTGTCTTGCCAAGCAAAGATCCCGAAATATCAGAGTAATTAGAGAAAGAAGCCGTAGCTTGAATTTTCGAATTTGGCACAATATTTAAAGAAAATCTAGAAGGATAGAACATCCCGCTAACACCAGCAATTTTCAAAACTATAGGAATTCTAGACTCTGGAAAACTATTAATAAAAACTCCTGTTTTTAGGTAATCGAAACACTTAAAAATAGGATCAGCAGAAAACAAAAAATAAGAGAAATCAACAGTTGTTTCGTCTGCCTTAGTTTTGATCATTTGAGAAGTGTTTTTTCTTCCAAATGTATAAGTAGAATCTATACTTCTATTTACATTAACAGAAGCATTCTGAGCTTGGATTAGCCCTGATCCAAAAATCGAATTGACGAATACGTCACACTCATTAAAATATTTCATCCCTTTTTCCTTATTTAAAAAACCCCTTGTACTTTACCACAACCTCTACAGCAGAATTTACACTAGCAGAGAAGTCTTCGGAAACATCAATAAAATAAGATAATGCATTAGCAAAGTTAAAATTAACAGCATTTCCATTAAAATCTTTAGTATTTATATAAAAATTGTTTGCATTTTTCAAATCAAAACTCAAAGTAGATAATTTCTGAAGAGTATAGCTGTCTTGCGAAATAGTGAAATCACACTCTACTCCTATTGGGTAGTCAGTTGTAACAGAAAAGGGTGTTTGACTGCCTATATAGTATACTGGATATCTTGGAGTATTTATTGTTAGATTAAAAGAGGATACTCTGTTTGTGGCAAAATCTGATATTCCAATATCGATAGTATTAGAATTAACTAAAGAAACAGCGCTTGAAGAATTAAAAGCGCCCGAAGAAGGGATAGTACCAGCATCATTAAATATATCGAACGAAGCTCTGACCATAGGCACTTCGTCTATCTGAGCAGAACAAGAGTAAGAATTCAGATAACACCCTTGGAATCCAAACAATATATTGGAGCTAGGATTTGCTTTTTTTGTTATGAACCCATAGTTAGCGATATCACCAGTTAGCGCAAGAAAGTCATTACTTGTTGTTAGCAAGCTGTTTACAGAAAGACTTCCTATTCTGGCTCCTTGAGGCGTATGGGTACTGCTACTCATACCAATGAACTTATTATGGTCAACTGGTATTTTGTAAGAGCATTGGATATCCTGAACACCATGAATCTGCTTCTGATTCAGGTAGAAATCCAAATTTTTCTTGTTTATTCTAGAGAATGCCATCTTATTTTATTATTTACACAAAAAAGTGTAATAATAAGTTGGTAAAAGGTAAAAGGTATGTCTAGTTCAATTTTTAATATTAGTTCATGGAGTAATTCTGTCGCATACAATAAGCATGATATTATCGTATACACAGATAATCGGTATTATTACGCTAAAGCCGCTGTGCCCGCGAATAATGCGCCAGTTTACTCTAGCGTTATTTCTAATTCGGATGCTTATTGGGGAGGCTTCTTTCAACATCCTGTTGTCAAAAAAGACTATCCATTGTTTATTTGGAAGCCTTCTTACCAAACTCAAGCTAATTTTGATCCTAAAGTTAGCGTAATAAAATATGGAGATGGCTATGAAAAAAGAGTAAGTGATCAAATTAACTTTAATCTGCTCAATTTTGAATTGAATTTTGATGGCTTAACATTAGACGAATGTACTGCTATTCTCCATTTCTTTAGCGCAAGGTCAGCCAAGACAGCTTTTATTTATTACCCATCTGCACCTTATACAGTTGCGGCTACAGATGCCAAATTATTTGTATGTAGAAGATGGGGATCATCTAATCCATTCTTTAATAATTTCTCTATAAAAGCTACCTTCGAAGAAGTCCCAGCATAAGATTATGGCTACTCAACAAGAAATCAAAAACGCATCTTTAAAAGTAAATAAAGAATTTTTCTCTCTTGAACCTTCTTCGATTATTTCTTTATTTGAAGTTGATTTAACCAATCTTGGAATATCAAATGCTTCTCAATTTGTAATTAATTTAAGGAACTTTCAGTTAACTTTACCCGGAACAAACAGCGGGATGTTTAATTATAGCGTCATTAGATTGCATAATAATCTTAAGTTGGGTAGAAATATTATTTACTGGAAAGGTAATGCTTATCTGCCAGCGCCTCTTTCAACTGAAGGTTTTGAATTAGCTTCTAGAGGTGTATTTCCAAAACCTAAAGTGCAAATCAGCTTCTCTGACGATATGCTTGATGTTTTCTCTTTATTTAGGGGGACTGTTAACTTTGGAGACTTAATTGGCGCTAAATTTACAAGGATTAGAACCTTCGCTAAGTTTCTTGACAGAAGCAATTTCTATCAAACAGACGGCACTTCTGCGCTATCTCCAGATAAATTAATCATACCAGATGGATTTGATCCTGATCCAAATTGTGAATTTCCTAGAGATATTTATTACTTTGATAGAAAGTCTTCAGAAAATAAAAACAGTATTCAGTTTGAGCTTTCAAGTGCAATAGACCTAGATAGAGTAAGGTTACCTAAAAGAAGAGTGTTAAGTTATATTTGTCCTTGGCAATACAGGGGAGAAGGATGTTTGTACGAATATCAAAATAGATTAACTACAGACGCTCATGGAACAATTACCCCAATACCAAATCAAAGCGATTCACTTGGAGTATCAGCACCAGTTTGCGGTACAGAAGATGACCAAGTAATTAAAGATATGCCTTTGTTTAAAGTGTCAAACATCCCTATCTCAAATAATCCTAGCGAATGGGGGTCATCAACTAAATATTACAAAGGAGATGTAGTTTTTATAGCGAAAAAAGAGATAAACTTTTATTTCGTCGCAAAATCAGATGTCCCAATTAATATACCTCCCCCTAATGGACAATATTGGCTAGCAGATCAATGCTCTAAAAGCATTAAAGGTTGTAAAATTAGATTTGGAGAAAATCCTTTACCTTTTGGAGGATTTTATGGAGTATCTAATTACAATAGAGGGGCGATGTAATGATTTCAGATGAGATAAAAGCTAAAATAAAAACGCATTCATTAAAGGAAAATCCAGATGAATGTTGCGGCCTCTTGCTTTTAAATAATAAAAATGTATTAGAAGCCTTTCCATGCAGAAACGTCGCTCAAGATAAAGAGAATGAATTCATTGTATGTCAGCTAGACTACTTAAAAGCAGCAATGAATGGCAAAATTGTTGGCATTTATCACTCTCATTGTATACAAGATAATTCTTTTTCAGAGTTAGATAAGCAGATAAGCCACAAGCTTAACCTAAAAAACATAGTTTATATACTGAAAAGGGATTCTTTTGAAGAGTATTCTCCAGAAAATTACTACAATAAATACATTGATAAAGACTTTGTGATTGGGGTATCTGACTGCTTATCAATAGTAGAAAACTATTACAATGAAGAATTCGGCATTAAGATTTTTCATTATGAAAGAACAGCAGATTGGGATAAGGACTATCCAGAGTTTGTAAAAAATAAATTAGCAGAGTTTTGCGACTCACAAAATTTTGATAAATTCTTTGAAAAAGAAAATTTCGTTAAGATCGAAGGAATAGAAAACGCCAAAAAACACGATATCATTGTATTCAAATACCTAGAAAATTACCCTTCTCACTTTGGTATTTACCTTGGACAAAATTATATTTTACACCAGCCAAGAAATAAAAAATCAATCATTGAAAAACTCACAGACGCAGAGAAAAGAAGGATCTATTGCTTCGTAAGGAGTAATCAAATATGTTAACAGAAGAAATAAAAAATCAGATCATTGAACACGCTAATACTTCCAATAATGAAGTGTGTGGATTTTTAGTACGCACAGATGGCGGATTAGCGATTCAAAAAAAAGAAAATCTAATTAATTCTGCTACTGAGTTTATGATGGACTTGAATGGTCAGTCTGACATTATTGCATATTATCATTCTCATATTGATTTTGATGCTATTTCAGAAGCAGACAAGATTGTTTCGGAAAGACTTGGTTTAACCTGTGTTGTTTACAATAAACAAAGCGGATCTTTCTATATTTATAACCCAAATAGTTACAAAATTCAGTACACAGGAAGACCTTTCCTTTTGGGGTTTGCTGACTGCTTGTGGCTAGTAAAAGATTATTACTGTCATGATTTGAATATTCATCTATGTTCAGAACTAGAAATTCTTAAAAATAACGTTTCTGAAGAAGAGTATAATAAAATGGCGAGTAAAAGATTCATTAATGAAGCAGAATCTTTAAAAGATAAAGACGATTATCTTAAAAAATACTTTGAGTACAATGGTTTCAGGCAGGTTTACGACTTAAAGAAAAACGATGTTCTGATAATGAGAACAGAGAAATTCAATTTTCCTATTCATTGTGCGGTTTATTTGGGTAAAGATATGATTTTGCACCATCCCGGTAATAGCACTTCTATCACCGAAAGACTTTCTAATGGCTATAAAAAATGGGTAATTTACATAATGAGAAACAGCCTCTATGACTAACATAACTTTACACGGTGAAATAGCAGAACATGTAGGTAGAGAAAATTGGACTTTAAAAGTAAACTCCATAAAGGAAGCTCTGCGAGCTATTCAAGTCTTGTCGAAAGGAAAGTTATTAAAGTATTTAATTGGTGCCGCAGAGAAAAGCGTCGAGTACAAGATTCTCGTTAATAAAAGAGAAATGATGTCATCAGAAGACCTTTCTTTAGAAAGGCCAGAATCTATTTTTAACTCTGAACTAGTAATGATAAATGATAAACTAGAGAGTTTAGATATTGTGCCTATTATCAAAGGCGCTGGCGGTGGAGGAGGTGGAAGCAGCACAAAAGGAATACTAGCCTTAGTGTTGGGTGTTATATTGATTGCAACAGGAATTGGAGCAGCAGGAGGATTTACGCTTATGGGAAGCACTTTCGCTGCTGGAGCCACTTCTACTGCAATGATTTCTAGCGCTTTAATTGGAGCAGGTATTGGTTTAGCTGTAACAGGTGTTACTTTATTAATGATGTCTCCTCCAAAATTTGATGACTTTAGAAAAATAGATAACGGCGGCGGCAAGCCTAATTACTTATTTGACGGACCTTCTAACATTCTTGGAGAGGGCGGACCTGTACCAGTTGGATACGGAAGAATGAAAATAGGATCTCAAACTGTTGAGATATCCATGAACAATGTCGAACTAGATATTAAATCAACATCAGCAGATGTTAAAGGTCAAATAAACAATATATAAAAATGAACAATCTTGACAATTTTAAATACATAAAAGGTTTTGGCGGCGGAGGAGGCTCACAAGCAGCACAACCGACTGCGGCATATGAAGATCCAGAAGGATTTATTTATAATGGAACTAATTATAATGTTTATCAATTTGGAAAAGTAAAAGATCTTCTTTCTGAAGGGCCAATTGATGGATTAGTAAATGGACAATATGTTTTTAGTGGAAATATTGGTAACTTGGGATATGGTAAAGTAACTTATAATGAATACCCTATAACAGTGGGAGAGACTTCGCAAGTAAACTATTTGAAATCCATTCAATGGAATCAAACTCCTATCTTAGATAGTCAAGATAGATATAATTTTCAACAAATAAATGTAAATGTTACAAATGGAGGTCCAAATGGAACTTCTGTAAATGGATCATTTGACAATGTTTCTTACATTCGCTCAATCGGAGAAAGATTGAGAGGGCCAAATACTCTAGCCGCAACTCAAGATGAAGTCGCTGACTATCAAAGATCTTACCGTATATCGAATAAAGAATGCAAAAAGATATCTTTAAATTTTAGAATATCTTCTCTTTATGTTACTTTAAAATATCAAGACCTAGCTCCTGTTGCAAATAAAACTTTAACAATAGAGGGTGTTGATAGCGCTAGTGTAAGCGATTCATCTTTCGGGTTAAGTACGACAGACAGACAATTGCAAAATGATGCAACTAGCATAAAAGGTGGCGTTGGATCTGTTCTTTATTATAAATTTAAAATAAGAGTAAAAATTAGTGCAGTTTATAAAGAAGGTTATAATCCAAATGCTGCTGTCCTTGATATAGTTTCCTCTGCCGCTAAATCTGTTCCTGACACTAAAGATCTTTCTATCGCTTTAGACGCAGCCCCTCAAGTAATAGAAATAGAATCTAAAGGTAAAGTCACTCAAGGATATTCTAAACAAATTGTCTTTGACATGTCTAAAGTTTTTGCCGCATTGAATGTAAATGAAAATTGGATAGGTTGGGATATCTCTGTATTAAAAGTTACTCCAGAAGATACTTATTCTTCAAGAAGTTCTTTCGTTTCTCTAGAAAGTATTACTGAAATTTATTCTTCTTCGTTTAGGTATACAAATTCAGCGACTGTTACTTCTAAATTTAATGCAGCTTATTTTTCCAAAATTCCAGAAAGGACTTATGATGTAAAATTATTAAAAGTTAAAGTTCCTTCTAATTATGATCCCTTAACAAAAACATATGGAGAAAGCGCAACTCGCACAATTACTACTACTAACGCATACTCTAAGACTGATAAGACTATTGATCCTAATTATTTTATAGGAGAAGATAATTCCTATGCGAACACGACAGACACAACTCCTCCAATTACAGATGGGTTATATGCCCAATTTGACGCAAATGTAGCTACGGCTACAGCAGGAACCGTAGCTACTTGGAATAACAGTGTCGCTGGATCACCTGTAAAATGCGTTTTAGGCAATGGAACATATGCTTCTCCAGTTGGTGCAGCAGGTAAGCCGACAAAAGGAAGCGGGTCTTCCGAGACAAGTCCAAACGGAAACAGCTATGGAATATCATTTACCACTAGTCAATATGTAAAATTTATCGACGCAGAAGCTCCAACTGCGTTTTGTGATGCAAACGGAAACTATACTGTATTTATTGTAGCAAAATGGGACAGTACAGTTACTACTGTTTCAGAAAGACAAAGAATTTTATCTTCGTATTCAAACCCTAATAACTGGGCATTGGGACAATGGAATGGTCATAATAATACTTTCCTTATCGGTGATGGGGTATATGGCGTTTTACCGGGAAATTTTGGTCAATTTAACCGTTCTAATTATTGGGGAGGGACGACTAATGATTCAAATACATATATTATAGGAGCAAGTGTCAGCAGTGCAAAAGATGTAAATTTGTTTTGGCAAAATAGCGTTTATTATATAAAAGCAACAAATACCATTGTCGCGCCGCAAGGGCTTGCAGTGAACTGGACATCAGAGAAAAGTAAATGCACTGTTTTTGAAGTGTTAATTTATAAAAAAGCGCTCTCTAAGACTGACTCTATTAAAGTTAGAAACTGGCTTAATAATAAATGGAACGTAACTAGAAACAGTTTAACTTACGCCACGACCACTGGCGCTTATAACACAAATGTTCTTAGTGTTGGAGCCAGTACTTATTTGAAGATGCCTTTGAAAACTATCTGTGCTAACGGACAGAGGAGCAAGCCTTACACCATCTCTACGCTTACTCCAGCGAATTATTATGAATTCGACTTGATACCTCAAAGATATTGGAAAAATTGGAATTTTCAACAAAACTTTACTTTAAAAGAGCAAGGATTTTGTAGTTTTTATTGTGATTTCTATTTAAAACTAGACCCAGCTATTACAAATGGAACATATTCTTTAATGCATAGAGATAGTCAGTTTAATCTTAGTATAAAATTAGATGGCGATAATACTAGTTTAATTTTAAATATTATTTCTAGTAATGAAACCAAAAATTATACTATAACAAAAACCTTAGATACGTCGAAATATTCAACTACAATACTTAAAGGCAAATTCACAAGAGTCAGTTTATATGTATTACCAAAAATAGTAAAACCAACTCTATTATTTAAACCAAACGCAAGCAAAATTAGCAATATTAATGCCAGCGATATGACTTGGATTGACACTTACTTCGCTACTTTAAGAAAAGCCGTTAACGTAGACGATGCAGCTTTAGCAAGAGAATTAGGGTTAACCATAAATCAGTGGACCTCAATGGTCCAAGGAGTTTCATTTAGAGAAGATACTGACTATACAGAAATATCTAATCTTCCAAAGAACTGCCAGAAATATATTGCATTCACTTTTAATCAACCTAACAACGCTGTCGTTTATGGTAATCGACAACTTGCAAAAGACTATTTCCCAGATATATTAAACGCAGAGATAGACGTTCTTTTAGATTTAGAAAAACAGATACAGTGCAATGTAAATATAGCAAATTACCCTTATTATCAAACTCTTTGTGCAGGATATGATTGGAGACCATTTGAAGCGACTACAGACGCTAATCAAGGAGATCAAGCGAGCGTACTTTTTGAAAGACAAACGGTTGAAAAATTATCTCAAGAAGCTTTAAATACTTACAATAATCTAAATATAGACAAAACTTTTGATGCGTCTTCCATCTCTGTAAGTTTATCTTCAAGTCAAACTAATGTTTTACTTCCTTTACAAGGTGCCCAAATTTTTGACGCTTTTAACAAAACGAATACTAAAACTGGGCCATTCATTCCTGCCTATTTTATCAATAATAACTCTCAAATAGAAATCTTTACAGATAAAAGCGCCAGCACTTTTGGAGGAAAATTTATTGGATTTGCTGACTCTATTAGAGTTAATCAAATTGAATTTGATAGAGTTTCTCTTTCTAAAGCTTATTCAAGAACTTTACTCGCGGAAGGCCTTCCAAGGAAAACAACTACTTATGTTCCTACTGTAGTTCAATCTTATGCATCTTCCTCTGATTATTGGGATGGCACTTTTAAAGCCAGCAAAGAATGGACAGACAATCCAGCTTGGTGTTTCTATGATCTCTTAACTAATAAGAGATATGGGGCAGGGAACTATGTTTCTGAAAGCGACGTAGATAAATGGTCTTTGTATCAAATTGCTAAATATTGCGACGAACTAGTTAGCGACGGCTTTGGCGGCGTAGAACCTAGATTCTCTTGTAACCTTTATATCCAAACTCAAGAAGATGCTCTTAAAGTATTGGCTGATATGGCTTCAATATTTAGAGGTATGTTCTATTACTCAAATGGATTTATTTTTTCAATAAACGACATGCCAGAAGAGACTCCTGTTTATTCGTTCACGAATTCTAATGTAATAGATGGTAACTTTAATTACGAGTCTACTTCTTTAAAGGATAGAAACTCTGCTGTTTATGTCCGTTATATTGATAAGAATAACCTTTATAAACCAGCAGTAGAATATGTAGAAAATGTGGAAGCAGTTAGAAAATTTGGTTTTAGAGAAAGCGAGTTGACAGCGTTTGGATGTACAAGCAGAGGACAAGCTCAAAGACTTGGTAGATGGCTACTTGCTTCAGAGTATAACGAAACAGAAACTGTATCTTTTGAAGCTGGCCCAGAATGTATTTACCTAAAACCCGGAGACGTAATTAAAGTCCATGACTATAACAAGAAATATAAAACAGTAGGTGGGCGCTTAAATTATATTGACATTTCTGGAGATGTAAATACCACTACTGGGACATTGACTTTAGATCGGAAGCTCGATTTCAATTTCTCTGGAGGTCAAAACTATAAATTAACTATCCTTTCTCCTAAATATAATCTAGACCCTAGCATCAATGGGGCCGTCGCCACAAGTAATGACTATAATGAATATAGAAAACCCTTAACTAATTCATTTATTATTAATAGCGGGAACTTGATCACTGGTCAAAATTATGATTCCATTAGAGTCACGGGGGCGACTTCTACGATGGCCGCTGGATTAAATGTAACTGGATTAGGTTATTTCACTGGAGCTTCTGGGCTTTCTCCAAAGTCAATAACTTGGGCTTTGGAAAATTCTGGCAATCTTGACGGTTCTACAGACAGCGATTATGACTTTTACAGAATCTTTAGAATTCAAGAGTCTACCGAAGGGACTAATTACACAGTATTAGGTTCTCAAGTATACAACTTAAAGTATGCTCAAATAGAATCTGGATTAAATATCACACCTCCAAAGCCTCCCGCGAGCGAAGCTTCTTCTCCATCAAATGTTTTATTTACCTTAAACGGAGGCAACATTGACTTGGGTATATATTATGATTCATCAATTAAGACTAGTACAATAGGATTTAAAGTCTTTTCTAGTAATGATTATCGTTCTGATTTTAATCCAAATACAAACAACGGATCTGTGTTTGTCCCTATTAATCTTTATGAATCATATATAAGCGCTTCAATAAACAAGCCCCTTACTAATGGAGCCATAAGAGTATATGGAGTAAACATTAACAATGAATCTCCATTGTCTTATACAGAAGGCAAAGATAGTACTGATACCAACATAACCTCTTTCCCGGCTGGTATACCAATCACATATAAAGATGTTAATCCAAAAAATGTTTCTTTAAATAGCGTCAGTTACGCTTTTAATTCACCCGTCCTTCAAAACAGGAACATGTATTTTGCTTCGTCAACACCAACAGATGCTAAAACTCTTAGACCAGCAAGTTCTTTGGCAATCAACATTCCTTTGGACTTCATCTCTGATTCGACAAAATTTAATAATGCCACTTATCCATATAGACTGAGAATGATTCCTGAAAAAGTCACAACAAAAGCCTCTTTCATGGCTAGCCTATTAAAGTATCAAGCCTCTTCAGATCCGTTTAGCTACATATTCAGTGATGATAATATCATTCCAACAAATAATATATATACCTATCTGACTAGCACTAGCAGAGCAAAATACAGAGACTTTTCTATTGCTATAGACAAGTCTAGCTTTGTAGGAGGAAGATTATATTCTACATCAAATGATTTTAAAAACGAAAATGGATTTTTGCTATTCACATATGACAATCAAGATTCAGATTTAAAATCTTCTTTGGATGCAATCTTAACAAATAAAAGCAACTCTTTCTCAATAACTACTTTAAACGCTTCAAATTATTTAAACATTGTAATTAATCAAAGCTTCGCAGATTCTTTCGTTAATCAATTCTATTTGCTGCTGGTTCCTATTTCTCAGAACTTCCAATTTGGAGTTAATACCGTAATATATAAAGATACTTATCCATTTGGAATTAAAGACGCTTCAGGAAATGAAATTATAGATTCTCATTTTATATCAGTACCAAATAGTCAACTTGTATTTTCATTTAACTCAAACACTGATACTAATGGAAAGCCATTTGATTCAACTGCTTATAAAGCTTATTTAATAGCACAAGATTCTTTAATGTCTGCATGGGCGAACTCTTCAGAAGATGGAACGACAAGAAGTATCCTAGACTATACTTCTTTATTTATTGATAAAGGCGACAGTATTGGTAAAATTTATCCTCAAATCAGCAGCCCAATTGGAATAAAGAAAGCTGTTGACCCAACTTATACTGCTTCTTTAGAGAATATAATAAGAGAGGCTGACGGCAAGTACCTTCACTTCACTTTGAATCAAACGATGATGATAGAAAATATTTTCGATGCCTCTGTTGCTGCATCGTCTGTATTCCCTAACTATACTATTAGCAGAAAGAGTGTGGTTTATAAGCCTACTTTAAATACCAACTTAACAGCCACTCAAGATAATACTATCCTTTCTACAGATCCAAATGGTAGTAATGCTTATTACAAACTCTCTTTGCAGAATAGAGGGAATATTGCTACGGCTTCCTCTATCTCCCCTAATATACCTCAAAGCAAGAGAGCTTATCCTTTAAATGGCAACAAAATATTTACCAGAGCATTAGTAGAAAATACTGGCCCCTATTCCGCCTCTCAAACAAAACTATTGGAAGGGGCATCTCCTGAAGGCGCTGTATCAAATATATTCCAAATCAGAAGCGCAATTGCAGACAGTTCTTTTGGAAAAGATGGCGAAGAGCTTTTTGATATTTCTATTATTAGACTAAGCGATTTGTCTGGAGAACTAAAGAAAGACGTAAATGACCAAAATCTAAACTTCGCATTAGACAACAGCGTTCTTGTAAATTCTACCACTTCAAATACTGAAGCGAACTCTAAGACTATATTTAATGCGCTAATTAATAACGGAATATTCTCTTCTCCATTTAACGTAATCAACATTACTCCAGAAGACAATGGCAAAGATATAGGCATCTCGCCAAAGAACGTTTCTGTTTCTTTGTCTAGTTCTTCTCAAGCAGTCACAGTTTACTCTTTAGATGGGGCTAGTATTAATAATCAATTTGCTATCTCTAACCTCAATGATCTATACTATGCTGGAGTTCCAGTGCTAGCAAATATAGGCAGTCTATCAATAGCAATACAAATTCCAGATCTGCCAACTCAAACAAAGACGATTAAAGTTTGGTGCTATAATGGTGAAGATCTACTCACAAGCGCACAAGTAAACACCACTCAAATAAAACAAGGGGTTTCTAATAACATAGCAATTAGTTTAAATAATTTAATCCCTAAAAATTACTATACTTATGCTAATTCTTATAGCGCAGGATCAGCTATAACGACTCCACTTGTTAATCAACAATTTTGGAAGTTTAATGATCCAAAGAATTTGGCTTTCGCTCACTTGTCTGCTAAAAAAGCATTAGGAAACATACCAAAATATAACTTCCACATCCAAGCATTAGAATTATCAATAGTAATAACTTACTAACAAATGAAACCCTATATTATTTACTTTATCAATGGTAGTCATCAATATCTCTCTACCTCATTTGACATAATGAATAACTTAGATAATTTACATCTAGCAGGTATAAATTATGATCTTGTTGATTATATAGTCCCATTAGATAAACATATCGATCAAAGCACATTAGAGGATAGAAAGTATTTACCTGACGGCAGTTCCATCTGGAAAAAAGAGAATCTAATTAATAAAAAAATCCAAGACATAACAATTAAAAGAAACGCCTTATTGCAAAAGCTTGATATAGACTTTCTTATCTCTCTTGAATCTCCGAACAACAGACAAACGCAAGTAATTAAAAAGAATAAAAATTTCTTAAGAGAACTCTCATGCAGAACAGAAATGTATCACTTGCACGACTGCGAAAAGATTAATAAATTTAATGCATTTTACAACATAGTAGATATAGAGATTATCGACCCCGGTTATGGTTGCTCAGAATCTGTTCCTTGCGTTACTATTGCCCCTCCTGAAGAGACGGACTATAATTATGGACTAGTGGCGGCTGCTCACGCTATTAGAGGCTCAAAAGGAGAATTACTCTCTGTGTCTATGGAAAAATTAGGATGTGGTTACATCTCAGATCCAGAAATTAAAATCAGTGGATACGAAGGAGAAAACGCTAAACATCCTATTCTAAAAGCAAAGGTTTCGAATATAATGTAAATATGACAGATGTATTATTTTCTTTTGGCGATGAGTTTATTTATTCTAACAACTTAGCAGATTGGTCTATAATTGACCCCGGCAAAGAGATTGAAATCATAGGCGACGAAGAGACGTTCTCTGTTGTCCGCGCAAATGTTATTAATTACAATAAAGTCTTTACAGTAGAGTCAAATTCTACAATTAAAATCGATAGCACCATTAATGATTTAGTTTTAGATGGCGATACTATTGATTGTTATTTTGTTACTTATTATACTGCACTAGTTAATGAAATTATTGAGGCTGGATCTGGATACAAAGGAAACGAATATGTAAACATTAATAAAAATACTTATTTCGATTCTAGCAACAATAGAAACGAAAGAGCTATCCTCCAAGTCAAATCTATTGATAGCAATGGAGGTATTACTGAACTCCATTTAATTAATAATGGCAAATTCACTCAAAACTTTGAGCAAGCAGAATTAGATGGCGGCTCTGGCAAAGGAGCAAAAGTAAGCCTAATCCTAGGCAAGCATGACAAAAAGGTTTTAAAATTCTTTTCTGTATTGAATGTTAAGCGAGAACAGGGTTCTACTTTTGTAGAATTAGATGAAAAAATTAAAGACAACTTCCTTGTGGGCGAGATCTATATAAAACGATATCGTATCACTTTAAATAAACCGACAAATAAAGAATACTCTAGCCATTCTTTTATTCTCAAAGTAGACAAGACTCCTTTCCTAAACCTACCACTAGCCAAAGATAACAATATAGAACAAATCTATAATCAGGCTATACTGACTATAGACTCTAAGATCAAAGAATTATCTACTGGCGTAAAGTAGACCTCCGGGTCTCTTTTGTTCGACCAATACTTCAACAACTTTGCTTCTAAGTAACTCAGCAAGTTTGCCATTGTTTTGCATGCTGTTCTGATCGTTTTTGGAATTGGATGCGCCTTTTTGAGTGGAGGAGTTAGCTTCAGAGGTAACTTCGCCGCCTTGAGACATGTTGATTGAAATATTATTTACTACAGACATACCAGACTCTTGGGTAGCTCCAGCGGCAGAAGCTCTTCCTGATTCTGATTGAGTTATTCCTGAATCCTTAGTGAGATTATCATTTAAAGTATTCAACGCTGTCACTAATTCATCCATACTAGATGATTGGTCTGTATTGGTTTGGCCGCTATAACTTGTCCCAACCATTCCGCCACTAGCATATTTAGGAAGAGAACCAGAATTCAATTGGCCCATGAAGTCTTTGCCGTACATATCAACAGCTTTTTTATTCATGACATATTCGCCGCCCATTAACAAAGCAGGGATATTGTCTTGGCCTGTAGAGCCGCCGCCAGCAAATTTGGCAATATAACCACCACTTGCTTTTCCAGTATAATTAGGCATAGAAGATGAGTACGCCTGATAAGGTTTGCCGACTGTAGCTTTAGGTGTTCTTAATTTTTCTGCTCCCATTGTGAGACCAGCAGAAGCTATTTGAATGCCAGCGGCAGCTAATCCTGAATAGAAGGTACTATTTACTTGATTTTTATAGTTTTTAAGGCTCTGCTTCTTGTCTGCCTCATATTGCGCTCGGTCTTGTAAGTACTGATCAAGTTTTTCATAACGATCTTGTCTTAACTTATTTTGAGGATTACTGTCGTCAGTTAGGGCTGCGGCTGACAATCTAGAATCAACAGCGTATTCTCCAGAAGTTGGGCGATCAGGATTATCATATAAGAATTCATTTTGTAATGGGCCAATAGAGAATCCTCCAGTTGCATATCTTGGGACGGCTCCACCATTCAAATTTCTTAAATAGTCAGTTCCATATTTATCAACAGAAGATTTCTTAATGACATACTCGCCGCCGCTCATCATCGCGGGCACATCATCTTTCATCCCAGAGCCGCCAGTAACCATACCTCCAGAATTGTAGCCTTTAATTGGCCCTCCATCTTTTTTGCCAGTAGTATAAGCCTTACCAAAAGCAAACAAAGCATCAACTCCCATCTCTAAAGACTTATCAAGCATTCTATTTAAGATGCCTTGGAACATGTCTCTAAATGCATCCTTAAGGGTTTTAGTACCTTTGATAGCTTCGCCAAATGCGCTGCCAATACCAGATTTGAAATCAGTTTGAAATGTATCAATTAGTTGACCAGTGTCTCTGGCAAAATCTGCTTTGTTGTAAGTAGTATTTTTTTCAGTGATAGCTCCTATATCTACATTTCCTTGGCGAGCATTACTTTCAATTCTGGCATTAGCAAAAACCGCTCTTTCGTCTTTGAAAGACTTGTCGCCTAATCTTCCTTTTTTATAATACAAATCGAAATTATATTCAGCATTTTGTTTTTCTTTAGCGAGAGTCCTGTCTCTTAACTCAATTTGCTTCTTTAAAAGTTCAGCTTCTTGCTCTACGTTCCTATCTTTTTTACTCAATAAGTTATTAACTTGTTTTTGTAATTCTTCGCTTGCAGTCGCGCTTATTGTTAAATTATTTAATTTGTCTACACCTTCTCTTTTCCTAATTAATTCAGGGGACAGATTCGCTTTTGTGGCATTTTTGGCTTCTAAAAGATATTGAAGCGATTCAGATCTTCCAATTGGACTCTCTCCTCCAGAGTCCTTCAGTGACATTAAAGCAGGAGCATTGTCTAATTTTTTTATTTCATCAGATATAAATTTAATGGACTTCATGGTCTCTTCTGTTATGGAGGAGCCAAATTCTTGATTTGCTTTATCAATAAATTCTTTATATGTCCCAGAAAGATTTCCATAATCAGGCATTTGTTTTGGAAGCTCATCAACATTTAATTGTTTTGATTGCACTTCTTTTACGGATAATTCTCCTGATTTCCCATCAATATTATATTTCGCTCTAATTTTGTTTATATATTTTACGGCTTCTTCACCTTCATAACTACTACCACTACTCATTCTTTCTTTATCTTTTGCAACTGTGGCTAGAGCTTCACTGTATTTATTTAGTTCTTCTTTATTTTTTTTCTTTAGCTCGTTAATTGCTTCTTGACCTTCTGTAGTTGGCGTAGTTAAAGGCGTAGCTTTCAACTCACCAGAATCTTGTATTCTTTTTAACAGAGCTTCTCTATTTGCTGGCGATATATCAGCGGGCAGTTTATTGTAAAGATCAGTTTGGAGAGTACCTCTTTGCGTGGAAGTGCTGAGTTTATTAATGACTTCTGTTAAAGAAGAGGTCAAAGCTTCTAATCTAGCACCTACTTCAGTTTCTATAACTTTTTTGAAATTTTCATTTATACTAGCTGGTAAAGCGCTTTCTAAAATAGAATTTTGATCTTGAGTTAATTCGTTTAAAAATCTAGCTTCTTGCTGCAATACATCAAGATAACTTCCCATATTCTCTAACTTAAATTGAGAAGCAATTTGATCCAAAGCAGTCTGCACTGCGCCTTCTCTGGCTTGATCGAAAGCTGCACCCAAAGCAGTGCCTTGTGTTGATTTTCCAGTTTGAATTTCAGTAACATTTTTAGCTAAATCTAAACTATCTCTTATTTGCTGAACTCTTCCTGCAATTGCTGTGGCTGCTAATGGGTTTAAATCAGAGGAAACTTGTCCATTAAAGCTTTGAGCATCTCTATACGGCACAGGAGCCTCAGTAGCTCTATTTAACTGTAATTGATTAGTTAAGATGTCTAAAAGCTTAAAAGAAGTAGAGCCCTTTTCAGCGGCAGTTCCAATAGCATTAGTTTTTCTAAATTCTGAAACTATTTCAGAAAGGTTGTCAAAAAGATCAGAAACTCCAATTTTACCAGTTGAACCCAAAGCTTGAGCGCCGCCAGCAAAAGAGAGTCTTTGATTTAAAGCTAATGATTGTTTTTGATATTCTCTAGAAGCTTTTTGTATGTCTAAATCTACATCGCCTTGAGCTTTGATTTTCGCAAGTTCATTTTGAAATTCGTTAAAAGAGACATCAAGAGACTGTATTAAAAGCTCAGAAGATTCTTTTGTAAAGGCTTTATTTATTCCTGCATTGTCCTGTATTATTTTTATTAATGATCCTCTTGTGTCAGAGACATTTCCTGTTTCATTTATTCCTTTCAATCCTTGAGTGACAACAGGAGTCAATAAGTCGATTTGTCTTTGGAAAACCGCTCTTTGCTTTTGTATATTGTCTGTACCTGTAGCTCCTTCTATAGCTGGGACTATTTTTCCTCTAGCTTCTTCGACTTTTTTAGTTATAGAATCCGAAAGAGAATCAAGAAGCTTACTTGTGGCGTCTCTTATTTGAGAATTTTGCCTTACATTTATTTCATTAGTATCTAATTGATTTTGTATATTATTTTTTGTTCCTTCGCCGACAAAAGGAGCAAAAGCGTCTAAAGCGCCTTTAACTCTGGCTCTTTGAGTAGAAACCACGCCCTCTGCTTGAATTTTATTAATTTCCCTAATCGTTTTACCACGGTTTTTCTCTATATCTATTTGATTAGATATTTGTAAGTTGATGTCATTAAATTGTTCATTTAAGCCTTTAAGAGCTTCAGCATTAGCAATAATTCTTTTAGTATTGACTTCTAGAATTTCAGTAAGGATTTTCGCTTTTCTCGCGCTATCAACGACAGCTAATCCTTGTTTTTGAATTGCATTTATAATAGACGTTACAGCGGCAAGGTCCAATTTGCCAAACGCATTATCAAGGATATCTGCAATTGATTCAGAAAGGATGCCTTTGTCTTTTAATTTAGATTTTATGCTTTCTACAGAACCCCTATCTAAAGCTTGTTCTTCTCCAATTTTTACAGCAGAAGTCATCCCTCCGCTCATGCTATAAACATCTCTAGTGTATGTGGTTTCTCTCTTTAAATTTTCAAAGAAAGTATTTAAATCTGTTGCCGCTGAACCGCCTTGAAAATTCTTTGCGACAGACTCTGGGTTTACAGAAGAAGAGAATAAGGAATTTAATGTGTTTTGATTTTTCTTTGATACTGATGCATTTCCAAAAATACTAGATTCATCTTTAATAAGAGCAGAAATAGCCAACTGTCTTTCTAAATTTTTCTGAGTATTACCTAACTCTTTATTGACTCCAGCAATAGCTTCAGAAACTTTAGTTATATCTGTTCCTGCCTGTAATACTTTATTCCTAAATTCATCAGGAATTGAGCTAAGAGCATCTGTTAAATTATTTTGAAATTTTAATAAAGCTTCTGGTTTAGTTTTAGGATCATTTAAAGCAGATTGTAATCCTTCTAAAGAGGTAGCATAATTTTGAGCAGCGCCAGAAAAATCGGAAGCTTTTTGTTTAGTTAGTTCTAGATTATCATTTATTTTTTCAATGACTTCTGCTGCCTTGCTTTCTTCCAACTTACGAAAAGCCTGATAAACGCCATAAACAGCCCCTACAGCAAGCCCTGCTGGACCAAATGCAGCCCCTGCCCCTGCTGACGAAAGCACATCTCCAACTCCAGAAGCAAGAGCTTTTGTCGTTTTGTTTTGTTTTGGAATAAATTCTGAAATTACATTTGCCAAACCAGCCCCTAGGATACCTATGCTTGGACCCATTGTTTTTGATAAAGTAGAGAATTTAGATCCTTCTTGAAACATTCCTTTCCCAAAGATAGGATCTTGAGTTCTTTTGAAATTATCTGTAGCTTCTTGTCTTGACGCTCTAGCTTCTTTTAGTTTAACTGCCGTCTGCTTTCTCTCTTCAGCAAGTTGAGTCCTTAATTCTTCTAACCTTGCTACCTGTTCTGGAGAAGCTTCTACTTGAGATCTTGATAATTTACGACTCAGTGGGTCCATTGTAAAAGGACCATTTACTAAAGCCCCAGTTGAAGTGCCTGTTAATCTTAATCTTTCGTCTACATTTGTAAAAGTGCTTTGTATTTCGTTTTGTATGGCTGCTTCTTTTTTTGCTAGACTTTTTGGAATTTGACCTATTGATTGAGAATAAGAATTAACAGCGTCAATTTGTTCTTTTTGTACTGCTTTTATCGAATCTTTATAGTTTTTAAGTTCTCCAGTGATGTCTTTAATAGAGGAATAAAATAATAGTAAAGCGCCACCAGATATAACAGCATCTACCCCACCAAATTCAGCAAAATTAGGAATATGCCCCCTTGCAGACATACCTTTTGTTTTGGGGTTTATGCCAGCTTTTTCTGCTAATCCAATTCCACCATTAAGAGAACCTTCTGTGGAGTTATAGACTCCTAATCCCATTGGATTGAAATTTGTTTTTAATTTAGAACTTTGACCTACTTTAACTTGAGAAGAGGAGTATCCAGCGGCCATCTCTCTTCCCATTGCTTCTTTAACTGGATTAAAGTTAGGAATAAAACCCTTAGAAAGACCATTAGGATAAAGATTTTCTAATCTTATATATTCTCCATAACCATTATCTGACATATTTTGCCAAGTAGCTTTGCCTTCTAGAGAAGTCGATAAAATGCCCATTTCTTCAAAAGCTTTTCTTAATTTTGAAAAATCTTCACGGTTGTATCCATAAGAGCCAGCTTCTCTTCTCTTCTTCAAATTTAAATTGACTCCGGGTATGTTTTTTATCTTTTTCATCGTGTAGCTGTTCATCGAAAAAGACTCTGGCAAAAAGACATTGTCCTGCGAATTATAAAATGTAGCAGCTTGACCAATTGATTTATCAATTGTTGAATATGTATCATATCTGTTCCCTGCTCCGCTTCTAACTTCAAATCCTTTTGGACTTAAGTATTTATTAATCTGATCTAAAGAATCTCTGTCAAGAGAATACTGTAATTTAGCTCTATCTTTATAAAGATTTGACATTAACTCTTTAGGAGAAAACATTCCTAAAATAGGAATAGAAGGGGGAATTAATGGACTATTTTTTCTTAAATCAGGAAGAGCATTTTTTAATCCAGTAATAAGATTAGGAACTCTGGGTCCAATAACAGCACCAGCATCAATTTTTTTAATGAGGCCCTTCTTAAGACCTTTGATTATAGAAAATAAAGGATTTCCTTCTGTGCTTCGTAAAAAAGAAACTTTTAAAGTACCGTCTGGTTTTATTAATAAAGAAGATCCGCTTCTTTCTCCAATTGCCATTGATTCATCAGTTTGAATTGGTGTAGGTGCAGGAGCAGATGCTGCTCCACCTGACAAATTAAAATCCATTTGTTGAGGAGCAAAATTAGGAATAAAACCAGAAGCTAAATTTGGCAAAGATCCGGGAACAAAATCTGGCAATCTCGTCCTTAAAGCATTCAAGAAAGCTCCTGCTCTTGCTCCTCTATTTTGCCTAGAAATAAAACCTTGTTGGCCTCTAACAGGAATACCAGCTACAGCATTTGGGTTCTCAAGACTAGAGAAGAATGCTCCAGAATCACGATTCAAAGAAGATAGTCTTTCCAAAGTTCCTGCGCTTGCCATTTCGGGGTCGAAGTATTTGTCAGCGAGCCAATCTCTTAACTTGGGAGAAA